ATGAGCATTATCCCCAATTCCATTATCGAAATTAAACCACATCTCAATGCTGGCAAGGTATTGAGTGAGGTTGAATCCATAAAATTAGTTTCACCTACTACTTTTTTTTCAATACCTTTAGCTATAGAAAAAGTTTCAGCTGGTTTTCCCTCTCCTGCTCAAGATTATGTTGATCGAACTCTCGACATGAATGAGCACCTAATTAAAAATGAAGAAGCAACATTTATTGTTAGAGTGGCATCACTTTCGATGCTTAACGCTGGCATTGATATTGATGATGAGTTGATTGTTGATCGTAGTCTTGATGCTAAACACAACGATATTGTTGTTGCACTTATAGATAATGATTTTACTGTTAAACGCTTAATGATTGATGAAAATGAGCGTTGGTTAAAAGCTGAAAACCCAGATTATGATGATATTCATCTTCATGACGGGCAAGAACTAATAATTTGGGGCGTGGTTACCTATATTCTAAAAAATGCAAGAAAAAAATCATGAGGCACAAAGATAAAGTCTTTTTTCTCATAGATGTAAATAACATGTATGTCTCATGTGAAAGAGTCTTTAATCCAAGCTTAAACAATAAGCCGGTCATCGTTTTATCAAATAATGACGGCTGCGCCGTTGCGCGCAGTAATGAAGCAAAAATCTTAAATATAAAAATGGGTGTGCCATTATTCCAAATCAGAGAAATCGTACAAAAGCACAATGTAATTGTTCTCTCTAGTAATTATGAACTTTACGCTGAAATGTCGCGCAGATTTCATAAAATTCTTGCATCGTATGTAACTGACGAAGATGTTGAGAAATATTCAATAGATGAGTGTTTTGTTGATTTTTCAGCTTATGAAAAAAATTTTGACCTAGAAAAGGTCGCTCAAGATATGCGCTTAAAAATATGGAAATGGCTTGGATTACCTGTGTGCGTTGGAATCGGTAGAAGCAAAACAGAATCGAAGATTGCTAACCATATAGCTAAGAAAAATCAATCGTTTAATGGCGTTTGCGATTTGGTAAACATGGACCCTTGCAATAAAGAATATTACTTCGCGCAGATTGATGTTTCTGAGGTTTGGGGTGTTGGCCGTAAGCACGCTAAAAAGCTTCAATCAATGGGAATTAACACTGTATTTGATCTCGCATGTAGTGAACCCAGGGAGATGCAAAGAAGATTTTCTATTGTGATGGCTCGTACAATTAATGAGCTGCAAGGCATCTCTTGCCTTGAAATTGAAGACACCCCACCCTCTAAAAAGCAAATTATTAAGTCATGTTCTTTTGGTGCAAAAGTTACAGAACTCATTGACCTTCAAGAAGCGATAGCGATGCATGCTCAAGAAGCTTGTAAGAGATTGAGAGATGATGAGTCATTATGCGGGTGTCTTATTGTTTTTGTTCAATCTAGTCCTTTTGATGAAAATGTACCTTTCTATAGCAAGTCAATAACCGGCTCATTTTCACAGCCAACAGATTGTGCGTTAGATTTCGTAAAAGCCGCTACAAAAATGGTATCTCACATTTATAAAGAAGATATTAAGTATAAAAAATGTGGTGTCATATTAACTGGGCTAGAACCCAAGGCTGGCCATACATATGACTTGCTCACAGATTTTGATGCAATAGAAAAGAAAGAACAGTTGATGAAAACACTAGATAGCGTGCACACTAAATTCGGAAAGAAAAAACTCGGTATAAGTTCGTGTTATGTACCAGGTCGCAACTGGTCAATGTCACGAGACAAATTAACTAGGAATCCATTTAAATGGGATGAACTACCACTCATAACTAAATGAGCAATTTTTTGCTCACTTTCGTCGGATTTTAAAATTTTTGAGCAAATTTCTGCTCGTTTCACTATCAAAAACTTAAAAGAATTTTCCATTTATTCGACTAGATTAATATTTATGATTATCTAAAATAAGCTAATCTCAGAAGTACTCAAAGTTATGAATTCAAAAATTAAAGTTTTATTAATAGATACCATTGGTTGGATTACTTCGATTTGTATCATATTTTTCTTTTTCACTCTTTGGCTATATTCCTATAATCAAATTGATAACCCATTAAAAGAAGCTTGGTCTCTAACAGTAAGTATACTTTCAGCTTTAGCTACTATTGGGGCAGCAATAATTGCAGCTAATTTATTTAATGATTGGAGAGAATCTCAAACTGGCATAAATAGATCTGAACTTGCTAAAAATACACAAACATCTTTATATAAACTTGTAAGTTACCTTGATTATTATCATCAGTATGTAATGACACAAAAACATATATTTATCGCAAAAAGCTTCCCTGAAATTAGTCAGAATTTCATCGATCAGGCAGAAAAAATAGCTAACGAATGTGAAGAAAGAAGAAGTATTTTTCGCAATGAATGCGAAGAGCTCTATAAACAATTTCTAATCGATTTAAAGATTTATGAAAAGACTTTTGACACTGATCTTAATCTAGATTTATCTCGAATCCGATATTACAGAGGATCTATTGGAGGAATGCTAAGAGACTTATCACAATCAAAATCAGTTTTTGAATTAAATAGAATGACAAATCATATGAAGACTTCTAAAAAATTATTTAATAAAGAAATACTTGATATCGTAAATTCTGAAATGTCTCAATATATTAATTTAAAAGTAAAATAGTATTTTTATAAATACTGAGCTTTAAAAATCCTCAATTGAGGATTTTTTTATATTACTTTCACTCAAATACATAGATTCACATTACTCTTGATCGTATGAGCTGAGCATCCAGATAAATAAAACTATACAGCACTGTCTATCCCTCTTTGTTAACATTGCTCTGCTTCATGAAAATAAGAAGGTATAGATTTGGCTACCCCATACATAACTATAGGCTGTCCAACTACAGGAGGCGGTCAAGTAATCTCAGGGAACAGTTTGTTTCTAATTGATGGCATTGCCGTTGCTTGTGTCGGTGATAAAGCAACCTGCCCAACACATAAAATTGTCGCAACAATTGTATCTGGCGATCCGAATATGCAAATTTTCGGTAAAGCTGCTGCTCGTGTTAATGACTCTCTTTCATGTGGTTGTAAACTTCTACCAAAACAAAATTTGGTCGTTCAAGACAACGGCGGTGGAGCCGCATCTTCTGCTGCTAAATCATCACCAGCCCCTATGTCTCAAAAACAACCAGCAACAGACACCTTTGTAAAAGATGAGTACGAGAATTACTACATAGAGAATACTAAAACCACAATGGTTCCTTTTAAACCTTGGCTATATCCATACGATCAAGATAAAGCAACATTATTCGGTTTAGCTATGCAAGCTATGTCCGGTGCTTGTACATTTGAAGTCTCATATAAATTTGAAAAACAAAATCTATTCGTGACTGCAACTTTACTACCTCCTGCTTTAAAAGGGGATGCAACAATTTACCCTCAAGCAGCATTGCGTCTGTTTAAAGACAAAAAGCAGATAGGTGATGTTGTGAGATTGAAAGTGGAAAAGGGATATTGGAATACGGAAAATGATAGGCAACCTGTCGGTAGTTGCGAAATTAAACTACCTCCCCCAGACTTATCAGTAATCACAGTTCAATTGACAATGAAATATGATGCCAAGTTTGATGGTGGAACAGTTGTTACAAATCCACCTCATGTAGTGCATGAATTTACAATTACATCAGCAGCAAGACGGAAGAAATGAGAAAGACACTTACCTTAATTATTCTTGGCACAGCACTTCTGGGTGGGTGTAGTAAAGCTTCTGAAAGCACAAATCAGTCGGCGGCAAAAACTGAAACTCCAGCGCCTAAAAAACTATCTGCTAGAGATCAGCAGATTTTGGAAAAACATAATGAGTATGTGCAGAAGTATTCTCTTGAGAGCCCAGACGTTCTAAAAAAACGAATGCAAGAGTTACTGCCTGAAATCAACACAATGGAAGATCAGGGCAAGCGAGAAATGCTTCAAATGAATGTGTACTTAGCTGCACAGATGTATGATGAAGCATTGGCTTTAAATGAGAAACAAATTGCAAGAAAGCCTGAAAATCCTGCTTTGTATCTAGCTAAATGCCAAATCTTTACTATGCAACAAAAAGACAAGCAAACAATTAATCAATGCTTTGATACAGCAGCAACTGTTCTGAAAACAGCACTAGATAAACCAGAAAACAAGACAGATCCTGACTATAAACAAGGCGAGTTTTCATACTTACTTGCTAAGTACAAAGCTGGTCATCTGGAATACAAAGAGAAAATGCAAAAGTTCATCGCGGATACGCAAGATGAAAAACTGAAGAACGCATTCAAAACAATTTATGATGCAGAAGTTCAAAACTGAATTCAAAAAGCCCTGATCATTCAGGGCTTTTTTTAAATCGCTTTAACGCAAATTGTGACATTTACATTGCTATTAATTGTATGTGCCGTACAACCACATAAAAGAAAGCTCAGTAATAGTAACTTCATTAGGCTTCAGAAACCCTAGTAGCTGTTACGCCCTTTAATTGCGGTAAAGAATAACGCTTACTTGCTGGTTGAGGTGTACGTCCATACCAACGGAACTCTTGGAAATCTGAGTCATTATATAGGGCGTAACAAACTTTATTGGATTGGTTACCACCAAGGCAAACAAGTTTTCCAGTAGACTTATCACGTCCTACAACAAAACAAACATGGCCTCCTCCCTTACGGGTTTTAATAGCTACACAACCGTAAGCTGGTTTAGCTAATTTGGTACCATAATTCACATAATCCAATGCACGGTACCAATGCTTAGGATAAGCAATTCCAGCTGATTTCAAGCAATGAGCAACGAAAGTACCGCACCATGCTGTTTCATCATCCGCCCACCAAGCTTTAAGCTCCTTTAACCATTTCAAAATAGTTGGATTGTGCTGTTTACCTGGTATTTCTTGCAGACCAATGTGTTTTTTTGCTTCAGCCATCCAAGCTAATTCGTCAAACTTTGTCGTTGTAGGAATATTCATTAAAGTGTTGATTCCTACTAACTGGCCTGTTAATTGCGGGCCGTTGAGTCGTGGTTGAGAAATTTTCTTACCAATCCATGACAGAACAAGCATTAAAGTACCAGTAACAAATGCATGATATTTTTCAGGAATAACTTCATAATCAACACCCCATTGTAGTGCTGGCAATAAAATTAGCATGATGAATGCACCTACGGCGGGTAACTTAACAGATAGATACTGCCAAGCATTATTTTCAATTAACTTCATTCATCCTTCCTCTCTCGTTCAGTATCTTGCTCTAAAGCTTTAATACGTAGCTTGCTTTCTTTTTCACGCAATTCGCTCTCTCTACGTTCACGGCGATCACGTCTAAACTGAAAAATAAAGCTTATGAATAGGCCCGCTACAGCTACAATTGCACCCGAATAGCTCAACCAATTAAAAGATGCTAAAGACGCTAAAGCACTTGTTACACCACTAAGAATTGTTGTTTTATTTGCAAAACTAGTGATTGTTATTTCAAGTGTCTGATGATCAGACATGACCTATTCCCCACGTTTCATTTGTGGTTATTTTTGCAAGTGTTGTTGTTCTAATTGGTGTATGGTTCCAAATACAAAGAGCGAAAAAAAGCCCGAATTACTCAGACTTTTCTATATGAAAACTATCGGCCTCTACTTGCTAGGGCATTTAATCCTTTAATGACTTCTTGACCTAATTTTAAGAATACGTTGTGACGTTCAATTTCGTTTTCTAAATACTTCTTGCGGTTTTCCCATGCAGATGAATTGAAGTAAGTACTTTCAAAACTCAAAGGCATTTTTAATGCATCCGATAAAGGCATTGGGCAGTTTTCAGAAATACTACTTGCTGTATCAAGCAAAAGATCGGTCCAACTCTTTGATGATTCCTGTAAAGACGGAAGCGGTGCGAAATCGTGCAGGCGCGTCATCTGCACCTCTTTCCACTAAAATACCGTAGTTATCAACGCTTAACCGTAAATGAGTAAATAACTCATTGTTTAAATTATTAAAGTCTTGATAGCACAAATCAAAATCACTAGCTGGCATTTTCTTAATGAAATCTAGCCGCTGCTTAAATTGTTCTTCAAATAATTGAGGATTTGTTCTATCCGGCAATAAAGCTAAGTGCTCATGATTAGAATAACTCAACTGAAAAGCCATCATGCAGGCAATCCATTCAGCGACATTCTTACAATTTGCCTCTAAGAACTCCACTTCCATTCCAATAAGCTGTCTAACTGTAATTCCATTTTGAGTAATTTCAGTTTTCCAATTATTTTCTGATTGAAGGAAAACTTTAGACCAGTCTGTGTTCACCTCCAACATAGTATTACTTTGTTTTTCAAGATATTTAAGCAGCAATAAATACCGTTCCTGAACTGATAAAAGTAAAGGATCAACATTGTCTAATGCTGATTTCAGAAAAGCTGAAAGTCTTTTTTCATTAAAATTTGGAGCAATGATAGATATTTTGAGACATTGCTCAAAACTAAGCTCTTGCATTTGGTAGGTATTTTCACCAACGTACACAGGGTCAAAAGTAATCATTAGTTGCCTCCATATAATGAGTAAATATCCTTTGAGTCCCATGCAGTTCGACTCATTAAACTAATATTGACAGCTAAACTTAACCGGTTACCTTTTTCATCAATTGGCGCGACTATTGGTGCTGAAACACTTTCAAGAATAAAGGGTTTATAAGTTTTGCCATGAGTAGTGAGAGATACGAAAGGTGGGATAACCCCTGAAAACAAGCCTTCTAAGGTTGTATTTGAATTATTAATGACATTTTGCAGCGTAGAATCAGACGATAATGATACTGGTACGCTCCAAGCCTCCAACTGCATGATCTTGTCTTCAACTTCGGATTTTGCATCACTAAAGGCCAAGAAAAAGATTGATAAATTAAGACGTACTGATGATGTTGAAAGGAATACTTGAGTTGTATTTACTTTGGTTAAATTAGTTCGCCCTTCAACGCTCTTAAGCGCATTTTCAGCCGTTGCTAAAGGTCCTGATGCCATATCGCTTAAAGCAGAAATAAAGGGTGAGTTTTCTCCTAGAGTAGCTGCAGCTTGAAGCATTTGCCCGGTTTGCAAGTTAGCCATCAACATAGGCATCTTTAGTTCTGGATTGCTATTTTCAAATGGAGTTTGCCATTGGCTCTCAATACTTTTGTCGCCGTCTGTCAACAAAGCACGAATTACTGGTGAAGCTATAGGGTTACCATCCTTATCACAAAGAGAAAATTCAGCATATTTATGCTTTGAAATTGAGCCATAAAAAGGATCTGATTCAGTACTGGGCAACTTTGTTTTAGCTGTATTAACAGCTGGTGCATAAGCTAAAGCTTTGGACATAAAAAAGCCCTACCGTTAAAGTTAGGACTATTATTGAAGATAAGTTTATTAGCAGAACTCTACAGTTCCAATTAGGAGTAATTGAATAAACCGGAATTAATCATCTGTGCATCGAATAATTAAATTCAATGCATACTTATCATTTAAAGCATGTATTAAAGCTTTACTAAACATATCAATCTCTGTCTTATCATCATTAATGCTAGGATGGACTGTAAAATAAACAGAGATAGGCTTCATAGAACCATGGCGGTGCACATGACCTGAGAACTTATATAATTTAAAATTCTCAAGTTTTACTGAGTTGTATTCAAATGCACCGCTCATCTCCTCAATTTTAGTGATTTGAGCAAGCTGGGATAAATAACCATCAAAAGAATGTAAATTTTTAGGTAAATTAAAGTATTCAATTACGGTTTCTTCACCTAACCAAAAACTTAAATAAACGTCATCTTTAGAAATATATCGACGCTCCCCGTTAACTTGATGCCAGTCATTTTTTTCACGCAAAGATTTAATATTTTCAAAGTTCATAGATGTACCATTGTCTAAGAAATCAATTTAGTTTTATAAGATTAAGGCATAACTCTACACTTTCAAGTCCTTTAAATAATTAAAAAAATACGCTCTTTGTGAGCGTATTTTTTTATACTAATCTTATGCAGCTAAATTAATATTGTTTTCTTGCTCAAATTCATCAATCTTCTTAATGATTTCAGCAGACTTGTTATATGGCATAACAATCTCATCAAACTCATTTACTTCTGACCCCCAGAATTTGAGCATGATATTCTTGATCTGAGGTTTATCAACGCCGTCGCCATTGAATACATACTTGCTACGTTCAGTTCTGACATAAAGATCGTACTTAGCAAGCTGCTCATCAATACGTAGTTTTCTAGGAGGCATTGCGATATCACGAATTTCTGAAAATAGATCCTCTACACTTGTAAGGTGCGTAAAGTCTAATTCTCGTGTTATTGGAACATCATTAGAGCCTGCATGTTTTTCAATAATGATGATACGAGTTGAAACGGCGGTACCAGCATTTTTAAAGGTTGATTGAGGCAACCAGATTTCAGCTGTCAAAATTGCACCAGGTGTACTATCAATAAATTCGTCCACTTTAGAATCCATAGAACCACGTGGTACTAAGGCCACAATCCGACCACCATCATAAAGATGACCAAAAGCTTTCTTGATATGTTGAATTGCCAAAGTGCCAGCATGACCAAATGGCGGATTCATCACAATTGCATGGTACTTATTCAATGATTCTAAAGATTCGAATGTATCAACAATTACTTTTGCACCTGTATTTGCCATTTGAGCACGACTAGCTAAAGACTCAGTGGGTTCAATCATTGTCAGCTCTATATCTTGCGGAACAAAACGACCAATAGCTCCATCACCAGCACTAGGCTCAAGCACAGAATCGCCAGTGTGTACCCCTGCCCATTCAATCATTTTGAATCCTAGAGGTTCAGGCGTTGCATACCATTCCTTACCTTCGCGGTTATCACGACTTTCAGAACGTTTGCCTTTGGCATAGTAGAATGTTAGTGCTTGATCAAATGGGGTTAACTTAGCAATACGGGCATTTTCTTCATCATATGCTTTACCACCAATACCATCATTTAGACTTGGCTCTTCATATTTAGCTTCTTCATAAGCCTGAATTAACGCTTCTTTGATACTTACTACAGCATCAGCACCTTTTGCAAAGTTATCTACTGTTTCTGCGCGTCCAGCAATCGTGTCTGCAAATGCAGCCCGTTCCCATGCAGTACCAGTAGTCAAGTATCTCTGAATAGCATTTGATGCTTGTCCGGTTCGATAGATACGCCCTTCCGTCTGTCTCAACTTTGCTGGCTTTGTTGGTTGACCAATATTAATGAGTACTCGCTGGTGTTTACCAGTTGTATCATGCAAGCTAATCCCAGTAGAACCAGCATCTGACTGCAGAATGAGAATATCGTGCCCGCTATCATCAGTATTAAATAACGCTACATTAGTTTCACGTTGTTGCTTTGAAAGACGGCCATTAAATAAAAGAGCATTAGGAAATGCATTCTTTAAAGTTTCAACAGGTGAATCATAATCAAGATTGAGATTTACTAGATCCGGTCTATTTTCTTTGAATGCATTATATTCAAGCTCAATATCTTCTCTAAGTGGGCTTTCATATTTTTCGATATCAAGCTTACTAATCAAGAAAGGTGCAAAACCACCGCCCTCGTTATAGTCATGAAAAATTACTACTTTACGACCTAATGCTAAGTGCTTTTTCACCATATCAACACAAGCTTCAGCTTTAATAGCTTCTAACAAACGGCGTCTTGCTAAGTAATCAAAGCGTTTTGCAATAATTTCGTATATGTTTTTAAATCGGTTGCCAGTAAATAGCCGATCATATTCTTGCATAGATGCATGACGTCCCCAGCCTGTTGTTGGTTTACCAGTCTGAGCAGCCCATTCTTCAAAAGTTCGTGTTTTGTGCCCTTCTATTTCTTTATAACCATTGCGAAGATAAGTTAAACCTTCATCAATAAGTTCACCAACACGAGAGCCAATTAGAATGAATTTACGATCATAGTCAAAATTTACTTCTAAATCCCGCCCAGACATAGCACCAGTGTTTTTAAGATTTTCGGCGAACTGTCTTTCAAGTACACCTGTATCCACCTTAGCTTCTGGTCGCGTCAACTTACCATATCGCTTTCGATATCCAAGATTTCCCATATAGAAGTGCTCTCGAGCCTTACTAAAGCCTTCAGCTAAATTACCTTGGTCATCAACAGATACTGAAGGAGACATATAATCAAATAAATAGCCTTCCGCCCAATCAAGTGAAAAGTGATAGCTAAATGGCGTAGCAGATAAGAAAACAACTTTGACCTTACTTTTCTGGTGTTTCCAATTCAAATTCCAGATCTTTCGTTGTTCATTTCGAAGGACCTGCATTTTGTTATAAGCGCTTAGATATTGTTCTGTTTCTTTACCATTTTCATCAAATTCTTCAATTGGCATCTGCTCAGCAAACTTATCTTCAAACCACTCACTAAAACCATGCAAATGCCCGGTTAATGCTCGTAGTTTGTTTAATGCTGCAGTTGCTTTACCATCGGATGATTGCGATAGAGTATGGGCCTCATCAATTAAAATCAGATCCCAATGTTTGTGAACCAAACTTTTATTTTGACCAAAATTAGCAAAGGTTGTGACCACGACTGAGTGATCCTCACCGCCATTTTCTTTAATACTTTTTAATTTGTAAGCCTTGATATTTAAAGGGCTTGAGCTTTTGACAAAGTCATTAGCGATTTTATCGTTTAGAGTAACAATTAAAATATTCTTAAGGCCAGCATTGATAAACCGTTTTGCTACACCCAGACCAGTAAAGGTTTTTCCAGTACCTGTGCCATTAGTAAAAAGAATACCTTTCTGATTTTCCTCTATTAAGCGCTTTTCAGTCTTAAAAACATCACCACGCTGTGCAGATTGTAGATATGGCAAAGCTTCGTCAATATTTGAAGCATCACTCCATATAGTTTCTACCTTATCTGCTTTTAATTGAGCATCTAGCTTTTCATCTATGGCAGCTCTAACTGATTTAGCAGATTGTATAATTGATCGATCTCTTGCTCGTTTAAGAGATGATCTCTTACCAGATAGTTCACTGCTTCCGCTGCTGTTAATCCGGTTAGCACTGGTTCCACTATCTCCATTTGAAGATTCATTTCTAGGATTTCGGCCGCCAAGTAAACTTGCATCATCACTTTTTGGTAAGCCAGAATTACTGTCTCTGAGTACCCCAACTTCTCCATCATTTCTGACTGCTTCTGAAGCCTCAAGTTCATCTTTTCCTGATCCAGTTGTAGAAACAATTGGTCCTCTGGATCTGAGACGAAATTCGCCAACTGATTCCACATCTGAATTGGTATTTGATACATGTAAGAATAATCCTTTTACAAGTTGCTGATCTTCAGAAAGAAGAGAGTCTGGAATAGCTTTAAGATGTTTTGAGCGTACAAGAATTTCACCCTGATAATAAAAGGCATAGGGGTCAAACTCTTTAGCTTTGGTTAATTTGATGCCTTTAAGACCAATAACCTGTAGTGTTTTATTCTTTTTAGTGGTGTATGGCTTCAGCTCTTTATCGCAAGCAAAAAGACTGACAATAGTCTCTAGCTGTTCAATAACATTTCTGGAACTGTTATTAAGGTGTTGGATAACTGATTCATCAATGTTTTTGATAGCCTCGTTATATAAGACTTCAATAACTTCATCCAATTTTGGAAAGTCACTTTCTTGACGGGCAAAAGCTAAAGCTTGCTTTGCTACAGACAAGTTAAGTTCTATTTGCTTATGGATTATAAGAAGGAAAAATCGAGCAATATTGCTCTGATAATGCATGAAATCAATCATGTAATAAATCGCAACCAATACTGTGTCTTTAGTGATTGGTTTGAGCTTTAAGATGGACATATATCCCTCAACATAGGAACTTTACATTCCTATGTTGAATGATCGTAAGTATCTAATTTTTAGTAGGTTCCAAATCTAAACATCTAATTCTTCAAAAAGAATGTCATTAATTTTGTTCTCTTCTTGATTTTCCTTGTCATTACTTTGATCAATTTTAACTTTCAAAGCACTGTGAAAACGTTCAGCTCCCTCTTTCGTTAATCGAATTATTTTAGGTTTACTTGAACTGCTGGAATCAACCAAGGAATCGTACATTTGCACACTAATGAAATCATCACCAAGCACTTGTTGTGCATATTGGATAGCATCTTTTACACTTACTGGTTCAGGTTCACCAAACAAGCCTACATTACTGCTATCTAAAGCCTGTTTCTCTGCAAATTCAGCTAATGCTTTAAATAACATACTCATTTTTTTTGAACTGCGGCTATTCTTGGCGAGAAATACGGCGAGCTCAGCAACACCTTCTCCTAGATCCTCAAAAAGCCCTTGCTGCTTTACAAACTCAACAATATCTTGATCATTTTGCTTTGCAGATAAAATGGTATTTGCTGCATCAATAATTGCATTAGCAACACGTTGATCAATGGCTTGCTCCATTCCATCAACGATTTGATCTGATATATCTTGAACATTTCCACGACTTATAGCTTGCGCTTCAATAAATTTAGGCGCAGCAACACCAAGCGCATTAAGCATATTTTGAAGATCTGGTTTTGTATGATCAGCCATCATTTCTAGCAGACGATCATCATTGTACGCTTTACTAAAAATTGCGGCCTTGATTCTGTTTATCAGTGCTTGTGTTGGTTTTTTATCTTTCGTTGTGTACTGGGCAGCTTCTGTATCACCTAATTTACTTAAAAAACCTTGAATAAACTTTTGATTACTTACTGCTAATAAATCGCCATCTTCACTCGGGTTAAAAAGAGCCAGTAAATTCTCATCTAAACGTTTAGCATCAGCTTTAGCACGTTCAGTAGCTGTAAATGACAACTTATCATCTTGGTTAGCATCTATGGCAAATTGAGCTCTATCAATCTCAGTTGTACGAATACGTATCAAGATTGGTTTAGCAAAAGCCTGAACCTGCTCAGAACTAAAGCCAAAGTAATCGGCTTCATCAATCAACCATTGTTTATACTCATCTGCGGTACCGCGCTCATAGGCAAGCTTGATAGCCATTGTTCGGCCATTTCCTGATTCAACAACTAAATCATCACCAGTTATCGGTGCTCCCGTGTCTGCCCGACCTGAGCGGCCTAGGCTTTCGGGGTCTAAATCATTAGCAGTTTTCTGTACCCATGCTTGTGAGGATTCACGACTACGATCTCTTGGCTGCAATTCTTGCGGATAATTAGGGTTTTCCGCACCAGTTGCTGTATGAGATGCAATTACTTGATCAATATCAACTAAAGCGAATACAGTAGAAATCTTTTGTCCTTTGGCTGTTTTCACATTATTAGTTCTACCCTTCAATAGCCCAGTAAAGGGCTGTTTAGGTTTAAAGAAACTAATCATTTGATCAATTACAACTAATGGATTTTTAGCAATATCTTGAATAGAAATTAGATTTAAAGTTGTCATAAAATATTCTCCGCTTCCATTTTTTGCACTTGATTCAAGAGTTCTGTCACCGCTGGAATAAGAAGTGGATCATTTAAGTCTTTTTCTGCTTCATCTCGAATTTGCTCTAATAACTCAAGATTAACTTTAACCTGCCCTTCAATTACTGAACGGTAAAGTTGATTACCTTCATCATTTGTCGTACTAGGCTGAAGATCTTCAACTTCTGTCGGAGCATTTAGTTCTTTAGATTCATCATTATCTGAATTTTGGGCTGGCTCTTTTTTACTGAGGCGATCCGCTAAATGTTCATCTGCCCATGCTCTTGAATATTCATAAAATGCTGTTAAATATTCTGGTGAACCTTCGGCCCCATTCCAGTTTTTTAAGAATTCACCACGGCGATCTGAAACCCAAGCCATAAAGTCTATGTTTTTAGTATCTTCAGGCTTTTCCAAAGTGTCTAACCATGCTTGCATCATTTTGTTTTCAGCTATACCAGCTGCACGAGCTGCTATAACTTCTTCATCTCTTTTTTGTTTAGCTTCATTTTCGGCATCAATAAGTTTTTTTGCTTCTAATTCTGCTTGCTGTTGAGCCAAAGCCTGGTCATCTAGTTCAGAAATCCATTCACGTGCCCAAACTACCGCATCAGAGTCCCCCTCTAGAGCCTTATTGATACGTTCAAAGAATGCTTGGTAACGTAAACCATCTTCACCTGCCCATTCAGGATCAGCATTTAAACGCTTTAAATCGGCTTTTAAACGTTCGGCTTCTTCATCAGAAATACTATCTGGTAACTCATTATCGAGACTATTCTCTTTAATGATTCCTTCATTTTCCTCAGATTGCTTGGTTAACAATGTATTTTGCAACTGATCCAATTCGTTTAATAAATTGGAAATTTCTGCACTTAAAGAATTTAATTGACTTTGTTTTTGCTCGAGGCGTAGTTCTGCATCTGCTAAAGCCTTGGCCTTTTCTGCTTTTTTAGATTGTAACCGCTTAAAACGATTACTATTTTGGTTAATCAACTTCATAATTCGACCAGCGAGAACTGGAATTGAAATTCCTTCTCCCTGATTAGGCTGGATTGCAGCAGTTATATCCCGATTGTTCATTAAAATCTTCCATGAAATTAATGAATCAGCTGGACTAATTTTTTTTGATAGTCGATCTGGCTTATGAAAAAGGATTGTGAAGTTTTGGCCGTCATCAAAATCATAAGTAAGGGCAATTTGAAGGACTTTTTTATGCTTAAAGGGCTTACTTTCCGTAACGTTTACGATTTTGACGCCAGTTTTTGAAAACTGATCCATAGAGTGATGCAAAATTGCAGACAGCTGCTCTAAATGCTGGTAATCAACGATAATAGAGTCATAATGCGCTTCTTCGACGCCTAGACTAGATAAAAGCGTAGGTAACCCATCAAATTTACTTAATAATTGGCTGTGATCATCATTTCGTTGCATATCTAATAACAACTTAGAAGTATCACCCTCATGAGAAATTAAATTGATTCCATCCCATTCAGGTTTTTCAGCTGCGACAACATTTTGTAATTGTTCTAGTTGCCATCTTTGAATCGGTTTTGCACCCGTCAAATTAAATTGTTGTGAAGATAAATGGCGCTTAAGTCCAAATTGATTTGTTTCAATAACATCTGTAACACAAGCATCAAACATTCGGCCAAATTGCAGTATCGCTAAATCAGCTGCATGCTGGTCATCGATAGCGCCTAATACCGCAACAGAATCAAACGCATCTATCCCACCCTTTTTACCTTTTAAATTTACAACACGCCAGAAATCATTTTCCGTGTAATCTTCAGTGACTAAAGCATTAATTTGACGGTAATCACCCTTAATAAACCCAATTGAACAAGCACCACTATTCACCATGGAGTCAAAACCATGTACTAATCGGCTTTGATGTGGTGCGTGTGTTTGAATGAAAATTGATTTAACACTCACGGAGTTATCCTCATTTTAGTTTGAGGATATTTTCTCAATTAGGCGAATCTATAAAGGCAATGAGTTCCATAGCTTATTTTAAGTTGGGAAACATTTTGATGAAATTTAAAGTAACAATGGCATGTGCTTTATTAGAGGCATCAAGGGGCAAATTGCCTGCTTGAAGTGAAACTAGATGCTCAATTTCAAATTGGTTCTGATTTCTTGCAGCTTTATCAAAAGCATATATTTTTAATCTCATTAAGTATTCAATTGGTGGCGACTGAGTACCATCTTTATTAAACATTATTTCTTTTATAGCTTTAGCACTATTCGCAATAGCTGCTTCTTTAGTCTCAATAAATGAAATGCTCAACTCATTTGAAGCATTACCAGTTACATGGTTGAGTTGAAAATGCCCCACATGCACTGCATCGGTTTGGGCATCTAGTAGTGATACATCTACATTATTGGCTAACCAAGCAACTTTGTTTGAAGGATCAAAAATTGGAATATTTGCTTGAGCAATTTTACTGTTTGCACGGTACGGGCGAATTTCAATTCCAAAATGGGCCGCTGAAAGTGTCCCTAATGCGTAAAGTTCCTGATAATGTGAAACAGCTCGATCAACAGTTAGACCAGACCACAAGACAGGATTCTTAGCAAAACGTTCTTTAAACGGATTTAAAACGTTTCCCAAACTGTTATTTATAGTTTTATTCTGCGTTTCGTATTCAAAGAAAGCCATTATTCTTCATCCTCTGGAAATTTACGGCTCTTAGCAATACTTTCAGCTAATGTTAATGCTTCCTCATATTTCATACCTGTATCGCGCTCAAGAATGTACGCCATAATATCTACATCTAAATTTGATTCTTTCAATGATGCGATTACTTGTGTTTTAAGTAATGTTGTATTCATTCTTGATTGAGCATTGTTGATTTCTTCTGTAGCTGCTGCAGTTTGGTTTGAATAGTATTCAACTTGCCAAGGGTAATCTTCAGGCTCAAATTGTTCGTTGTAAGCAAACCCCCAATCCAAATGAAGAATTTGATTAATCCCTTCGGAAGCTGCTGTTCGAATATCTTGTGACCTACGCATGATTTGTGCAGAAGTATGGAATGCTCCACCTTCTCCAATACCACCAGTTAACATGTCAGCCCACCCAACCATACTTGGGTCTAGACCTATACCGCCCATTAACAAACGGACATTAATCATGAACTGTTCAATATTGATAGGTGAGCTTCGTTGATTCTTGATATCACCCACTGGATTTAGAACTTGTTTTTCATCAAATACTGGAAGCATGTGAAAAGCAGTATTCCAGACTGCTTCACCACCTGATAAAGCATCACGGACATAAGCCTCATGATTTTTAAGTAAACCTTCTAAACCACGGATATAGGCTTGACGTTGTGCTGGCGGCATTCCTGACATATTTACTGTCAAGAACATCTGATTTACGGTATCTGCAATTTGCTGGCTATTCATAGATGCCAAAGCGAGGATTACATCATCATAAATATCTTCAATCTCATAAAGAAATGAGCCGCCTAAATGCGCTGGTAAGATTGGTAGCTCATCTGGATCATCACCCTCCAACATTTTCGTGACAAGACCAGTTTCAACAAGCTCATATTGAGCAATATTGCTCATACGGGGCATTTTGAAACGTACCATTTGAATAGTATTCAGTTTGGTAATAGTTTTCTGCCAATTACGAGGATCTAAACAAAAAAAGGCGACAGTCTTACTGCCTTGTTCGAAAGGTTGTATTAATGGTGGATAAGTATACTCATTACATACGAGGTCAATTACACCTTTATCTTTTTTCCCGTAAATACGTGCATAAGAATCACCAAATGAAATTGCATCTCGGGCTAGCTTGCTTAAATACTTATTGATCAGCTTTTCCATCTTTACACGGCGCTCATCTAGTTGTTTTTTTAGTTTTTCAGCTGCTGGTCCATTCGCCTTTTTTAACCGTTCTGCGGGCGTAATAAAGACTTGTTGGCCGCTATAAGAATCTCCGCCTAAGGCTGCAGAAACATGAATCCCCATACCCTCTGCTATAGGTGCAAAGCGTAACATTCTCTCCCATTTAGTAAGAATTTCTTTTCGAGTACGCTTCTTATTGGCTTTGGTTTGGTTAGTCCCAAGTGAAAACGGAGCCATAGTTTCATAAAGCTGCGCTGTTGCATCCTGATTAGACGTATCGAATTGCTGATCATATGAATTAACATTTTCACCGAGTAATAACGATAAGAACCGAGAAGACATAACGAAGCCAAAATACCTAAATAATTATGTATTTTGAAGGTTGTTATTTTTCTACTTTTAGATGGGTTCCAAATTGAATTGGAACCAAACAGATTTAATAAATATGCAGCATGCAATTCTATCTGAACAAACTTACTTTACTGTTTAGAGGATTCGCTAATGACTGATGTAAAAGTATTCACTGATATGGATATTGAATTAGCTCAAAAGACAAAAGATATTGTAAATAGTCAGCGTTATAATAATCGTCCAGCTTTCAAAACTTTAAACCTAGGCTGGGACCTTGAAACTGGTTCCATTGCAGTTAACTACACTTTTGTAGAAGAACCTCAAAGTACTGATCAACCTGCATAACATGCTTTAATAAGAAAGCCCCTAAAAGGGGCTTTCTTATTATCTAGGAACCTTATGATGCAAAAGAGGTAATATGAACAGGAAGAGTGCCATTAGGCCCTAGATTTTCAATTATCCTTGAAGAGATATCATTTAATTTAGCAGCAGCCGCAAACTTTAATTGTAACTGACCATTAGAGTACCTACCAAACAAGCCCCCTCTATTTAAGTTATTCATAGGTCCCGGTCTAAACCACGAAGGCAAAGTATTTAATAAGATACCCACATTAGAACCAATGCTAAGTATAATACCGTTTAATAAGTTATCTGCTGTTAATTGATATGTTTGCACAATCCTTGGAATATTTTTAGCAGATATAGCAGACCAGATTAAATTACCTTGCTCATCATATACATCTAAATAACCAGAGATTTTAGAGTAGTCATAACTTAAAAATGAAATATTATTGTTATGCACACTATGCCAATATTTCCCACAAAACTCAGTACCTTCAGATAGGTTTAAAATATAAAGAGTCTCTTTTGGTAAATCATTACGAAAAGAAGGATATACCAAACTAGGGGTTTGAATAAAACTAGGTGCCCAACCAGAAGATGCACCTATTGAACTAGGTGCACCACCATCTAACACTTGTACAGAATTCACACCTAAATGTCTGTAAGTGTCGCTAACAATAATTTCACCTTTATCATTACTTACTTCAAAGCCAGACATTATCCATACCTATAAATATCAACAGTAAGAAGGGCTAAACCAGTCAATGCACTCACTCTTACTACATTAGGTGTATAAATAGACGCAAAAGGTCCACCATGGTAAGCAAGTGTAGGGTATTGCTGAGTCATATTACCTAAGCAGTCTTCTCTAACAATTGCTATATGAGTTTCAGATGTAATACCGTCATAAACATAATCCTTATAATACTCATTAGAACCTAAAGAGACTTCGAAAGTATGTATTAAGTGCATTTGACGATCTGTAACATCAACAACAATCTTCCCAGTTTCATCAAAACATTGTAAGCCTTGTGGCATATTGTCCTCCAAAAATAAAGGGCTAGATATCTAGCCCTTCTTCACTACCACAGCCCTAATTTAACCCTGACAACATTATTATCGTCGTAAACCGTAATTAAACTGCCGCTTAAAACCATCCTTGCACCATTGGGTTTAGCCGGATCCTTGTAGGTAGTTAATGTCCCCAACTCACCAGCAATCGCGCTCAATTTATCGACTTTAAACAGTTCAGCTGTTAAAGACTTCGCTTTGAAGTTTGCTGCGGTCAAATTCTTAATAAATACATCACTATTCATAATGACTTGATTGTCTTGGACTATGAACGGCATGTATTTAGTAGAAGAAGTACCTGTTGTGAAGAAAATTCTATCAGCTTGGAAACCTATAGAAGTTTGGACAGTTCCATTATTTTGTTCACTTACCATGGATAAACCAGAGAAAACACCGTTGTTATCCATTCCCATTACATATTTACCTTTCATCCCGTTGATCAAATCAACTTGAGACTTAAGATTAATTGCATTTGGACCATATACTGAAGTGAGAGTTTGAAGTGAACCAGCGTAAGCTCCTACATCCGTGGTATATGTAGTTTTAAAACTCTCAAATTCAGCAATATTGTCTGCATCTTCAATATCGATGTAATCAAGATCTACTTCGCCTGCTTGAGCTGCATAATTGCCGATAAAAACAGGAGTAAAGAAAGCTGCTTTATTTGCAAATGTTTTGGGGTTTGTAAGCGTTCCAGCCCCACTACTTGCACCAGCAGATCTACCTTTGAAATAAGCAACACCCGTCATCCATGTACCCAAGGCAGGTGCAGCACCACCCACCACATAATGACTTGAACCGATATCTCCATTAATGTAATTAGCATCTGTAATAAATGCAGTTTTTGCGGCATTAAAACAGGTGGCCCCCACATAAACTACACCAGCACCTGACACCCTTCTGTAGCGGTATTTAATCCGGTACATCTTATTATCATCAATTGGTAAGGTAGAGAACCAGTTTAGCCAGATTTCATCGTTGCCAGAATTATCACCCATCCGTAATGCATAACCTCCCCGACATGTTTGATCTTCAATTAAACGCATATCTATTCTTGAGCCGCTAGGCGTTCTGTTAATCCAATCTATCTCAAAAGTTTGCAAAGCAGACGCCATAATGGTTTGGCTATTTGCTGAATAGAGGGCTGATAATCGTTCACTGGATGAAGCAACTGCCTCATTCAATTTTGAAGAAGTCACATAATCTCTTTGTATGTCAGCAACTGTTCTAGATGCTGCAGCAGCTGTGTCTTGAGCTTTTACAATTTCTGCAAAAATTGGTACTGGTACAAGTGACGAATTATATTGAATTGGTTCAATAGATTGTCCCAAAGCTGTGAAAGACTCAGTTTTAATAAGTGGTGTAATCGTTTTATAGTGTGAAATATCATATCTCGCCCCACCCCGTAAAAAGACAGTTTCAATTGAAGAGTTAGGCATTTGTTTAATGTTTATTAAAGGTGATTGTGCAGTCCAGCTAAAAGAGAACTTATCAATAATTCTATTTTCTGCTTGAGTACCCCATCCATTAGCGGTAACACTCCATTCACAATTAAGACCGAAAGAGCGTGTACCATGTGTAGCCCAAGGCACATTACTATTATTTTGGCCGCCCAAAGTACAAAATACTTTAAAATCATACTTTTGCTTACCGGTAGCCAACTGAAAGATAACAGGATAGTAAATATCTGGATTCAAACCTGATAAGTCAATATTCGTTAAAATATTTTCTTTTAAGCTTTCAGTATTTTTCTGTAAGGGATCAATATATTCCGACTTTAACTGATTTGACGATGCAGCAATTGCTCTTTCAATATTTGTATTAGTTAGGTCAGAATTAAGAATATATGCACTATTTGTTCTATCTAATTTAGAAGACATTTCAGTAAGTTTACTTGCCCATGTTTCCTTAAAATTAGTTAATGTCCCTAATGATTCTGTAGCTGTAGAAACGAAATCTTGTAAATTAGGATCTGCAGATGCATAGTCAGTTACGTCATAACATTCAATTTGAGCTAAAGTCCAGAATAGAGGGCTTTCAGGTGTTGGGGCTGGTCCACCCGCTACATGTACGAATCCAGAAGTATCGAATCTTCCGGTGGCACCGGATTTAACCATACGAACATAAACTTCAAATCTCCCCGTCCCGTCAGTGCTTCCAATGAATTTATCTACTGATCCATCGCCCATTAAATTTGCTGCAGGATATAACTTGTAGCCGATAGGTAATTTAATCAGGTATTTAATGATAAAAATAGCATTTGAACGTGTGAAAAACTGTTGATGAAAACCGCCGAAATTCGGGCTTGCTGAACCAGTCGTAACGATTCTAAGCTCATGAGTTGAAGTTGTCGGATTGTCAGCACTTTTAGCTTCACGAGTAACACTAACTGTACCATTGCCTAGATTGTTATAAGTGCCGACGTTGTTCATTCCTTTCTTGAAATTTACATCACCGTAAAGCAACTTACCGTTAGTAATCATCATTGCAAGCTTAGTTGTATTTTCTAATGCTGAACCCAGATTGTCGGTGCTTGTTTGGAGCTGAGTAATATCATTATTACGAAGATTAATTAAATCTTTTGATGTTTGATCCGCTGCTGCTTTAGTAGTTTTTAATACCGTTGAAAGTCCACCTGGTACAGAAGCGTCATATTGCTGAATTTGTTGTGCAATAACACCTTTGTTAACATCAGCATTGATAAATGTATCTTCCACAAATTTCGCATTTTGTTTAAGAGTAGTTTTAAATCCTCCTTTGAAATTAGGAGCAGAATTTCCTCGGCTAATGAAAATATTCGAAACTGAAAATGTGCCCGCTGAAGGAGCATTATCAAATCTTAAACCCAGAGGAACAAATTCAAAATTCGTAGCTTTTACATCACTTGGAAAAATCCCCGTTAATTCTAATTCTCCACTTGCTTGAACAGTAAATAATGGTAAACCAAGCCCATATACCGCGCCGTGAAATAGGATGGTACAAACTGCACCAATTAGACCTGCCGAAGCATTATATTTGATTCGTATAACTACAGGATCACCTTTAGCGATTGGTAGTTCTTTAATTTTATATTGTAGTTCCCAGACCGGAAAAGTTTGATTTGTGCCTGTTGAAACATTTAATGTTTTGGTTTCATCTCCTAATAAAATCCAATTGTCTTCTGCGTATTGAATAGTATCTAGTTTTGCTGAAAAGGATTTTATTTCTTCTGCAAATACTTCTTTTGCATCAGATCGAGTAATTTTTTGTTGAAGAATTTGAGCATGATTTTCCAAAACTTTTTGCAAGTTTCCACTGTTATTTGCCAAACCTAGAGGAATGCCACTAACGACCTGAACAGCAACCATTATCTGTTTTGCACCATTCAGACCAGAATCAGGAGTTGCATGGAGCTCAATACCTCTTCCAGCCCCTATTCCTTTCTGACCAATTAGGATATATGCATCCCTTCCCGTAATCTGATCAAGAGTAAATTGATTTGCACCTAATGAAAGTAACGCAGCTTTAACTGTGTTTAAATTCATAGCAATGTAATCATAATTTGTGATTATCACAAAAGTATCTTTAGGTATTTCATTAATAGCATTACTCATGGCAACGGCGTTTGCAGGGTCACCATATGTGTCATATCGAGTTGAAGTTGCAATCGAGCCATCTGCTGCTAAAACATGCACAGAAAAGCCGCGGTTAGAAGCTACAGATATAGTCTCACCTTTTAAGTTCTTGATTCCAGTAAAATCATTATTCCAGCCTGAAGAATAAACTCTGTAATTAAAGACTTGTCCTAGATCTTGATTTAACTGCTTGTAATTAGAATCTAAGCTATTAATTGATTGGGTTATATTTTGTTGATTATCACTAATTGTAGAGTTTATTTCCTGAAACTTCCCATCAACTGTTAATTTATTCGTATCAACAGTAGATTTCAGAGTTGTATAATTTTCAGTTAGTACTTGGATCTTTTCTAAATTTTTCTGAACATCTGTTTTAGTACCTGTAATTGCTAATGAGTTAGCTTCTAAACCTTTCTCAATTTCACGAGGATTTTTTCTAAATCCTGTTGCTAACTCACCTTTCTCTAATTGAACTTCTCGAATTAAGAAATCAGGAGCATACCCTACTTGAGCACATAGGATAATATTAATATACTGTAAGTTATTGATATTTGTATCAAAAGTATAAGTACATAATACTTCTTTATCTGTTGCAATATTCCATTCATTAACAACCTGATTATTACTGCTACCATCATATCTATGGATGATTAATAGCAAAGTTTTTTGTGCTGCAGTTAGAGCTTTGGCTTTAAGTGACAACGTATAGGTTTGATTTATTTCTAAACCATCAGCTATCGTAATTGACTCGATAAAACCTTTAAAATATGTAGACGAATTCGTAGAGCGGAATCTCCCCCAGTTTGCGCCATAAGCATCCTTAAAAACTTCTAGAACATTACCTTCAACAACAGCATTCTGACGCCAGTTAGAGATTGAAAAAGGCGCATAGAAATCACCATTCTTGATTAAATTGTCTCCACCACTTGACGAGATTGTTGCTTTTAGAATTTTACTTTCTTCAGCTATAGCTTTATTTGTTTCTGCTTTTGTATAACGGGTGCTATCCAGTGTTGCTGAACTATCTGTCCATAAATTTCCGAACTTCTGCTTAAATTTTGCTTCCAATGCATCTGTAGCTGCGGCAACTGCTTTATTTGTGTCAGCAGTAGTCGAATAATTTTGTAGTTGTGTAGCGCGTACAAGTGATGTGTCTACATCTTTGTCTGTGAAAACGCTATTTACCCGATAAGCTTGTAACTCCCACCAACCACCACTGCCATTGTGTCCAAGCGCAAAACCTAACTTCATTTGTGGATGAGTATTAAAAGTTACAACCTGTTCGATATATACCCATTCTTCGTTTGCTGGAATTCTAATTAAAGCAATCGCTGATGCAGTGATTGTAGCATTTGAAAAACTACCATCAGCTTTGCCATACATAGCCGTAATGCTGCAATCACCTGTAGAATCTGCACTTCGGCGGACCCAAAAGCTAACTTTATATGAACGATTTGTCGGTAAAGCTTTACGGCTATATATCCAACATCCTGCTTGATTCGAAGAATCTTTTCTAAAGACAGTATTGCCAACTTTACCTGTATTAGTTGTTTTAAAGTGGATTTTCAAATCATAACTATAGTAATTAATCCAATCTTCAGGGTTTTTTAAATTAAAATCTGGCAGTAATGAGTCACTATCATTAGCAGATTCAATAGATGCTTTAACATTTTTAATTTGAGCATTAAGCTGATTAGTTTGATTTGCTGTAGCTTCGTCTAACTTTGCTGTGGTTGCATAGTTCTGCAGTGCTTTTGCGGTGTTATCGATATTTTTTTCAGCATTTGAAAGTCCAGTTTCAAGACTTGATGTTCTCTTTGTTAGTGCCTCCTTTTCAGTCACATATGTTTGTTTGAAATCATTAAAGTTTGCATTAACTTGGTCTACTGCAGCGTTGTAGTCATAAGCACTGGGGATCCACGATTCAGTAGTGATTAAGTCACCCCTGACAAGCACTGCCCAATAAACCGTTCCGACTGAACCTTGAGCAGCAGTAGGACTGTTAATCATGTAAAAATTTAAAGCACGTTTTTCAATAACTTGATTATTTTTAACAAAGGTTATTTTATTAATAACTTTGCCATTTGTATTAACAACGGATTGTAAGGCTTGCTGACCTCCCCCAGCATAAACTGCCAAATTAGAGTTTGTATCCGCACCATTTCTTTGATGTTCGGCACACCACATTAAAGTGTATTTTGCGCCTACCTCCCAATCCTCGCCTAGCTTATATGAAAGATGAGGATATGAAGTTCCGTTATATTTACCCACAACATTTGACTGGATAAGCAAATTCGAACCAGCAGCTGCGGCTCTACTCAAACTTGCAGAGAGTGCTGTTGCTTGCTCTGTAACTGCTTTAATCTGTCCAGCTTGTTCTGTTACATCTGATTTCGTTGCTTCCAATGCTTCTGATGAAGCCTTTTTATTTACTTCATTATTAGTTAAATTTAGATCATTTCTAAGCTTAGAAATATCTAAACTTTGAGAAGACAATGTTTCGCCGTGCTTCTTAACTTCCGCTTGAGTGATCTTAATCGCTTCTGCATTAGCATTTAATGAGCTTTGCGTATCCCGAGGGCTTGGGCTCCATGCTGTAGGTTTATTGCCGGCTTCGATCTGTAATTTTTGAATTGTTGGAATTCGGCCTGAGCCATATGTACCGTAAAACTCAATTGTAGATTCAGTTGAACTGCCAGTGTTAAATTTAGGAAAAACCGTCACTGCAAATTTTTGAAATTCATTTGCTTTAGTTACTGTAACTGAAGTTGTGAAAAAGTGGGCAGAACCATTAGATGAGTAAACCTGAACCGAACCGGCAACAGGTACACTCACTTCAAATGAAATGGTAACCGGCTTATCTAAGTTTTCGTCATAAAAAACTTTTAACTCTTTGCTTCGTTCATACATTAAGTATTCACGACTTGTTGTAGCTGTCGATGTTCTAGGAGCTTCTGAATTAGCAACAGCATTAACACCACCGATTTTTAAATTATCTACAGCAGCTGTTATATCAGTCGATACACGGCCCATTGCACTTTCGAGATCACTCTTTGTAGCTGTTTTCAATAAAGCTTGAGCATTGCTCTGAATACCTGTTTCTGCATTCTGCATTCTTGTTTCAAGCTTACTGGTCCTTTCAGCTTCAGCTTCTGTTCTGTTAGTTGCTGTTTTGAATAAATCATTTGCTGTTGCAGTTGCATCATTAGCTGAAGCTAATGAGTTGTTATCTTCAACAATAATGTAATTAAGCTGACAAATTCCTGTCTGGAAGTTGTAGTTTGCAATAAAGATTGGGGCATAAAATTCAGCTTGCGCGGGGAAAGTACGCGGATTATCAATTGTCCCTAAGCCAGTTGCTGCCCCAGTAGACTTACCCTTCATGTATAGAACTACTTCTTGCCACTCATCTATCGCTGCTTGGAGCTGGGCTTCAAAATCAGCTTGCGTTAATGTCATATGTCTCACCTGTTACTGATTTACCCAATCGGTCTGCTACTTGGTTAAGATCTATATTCACATTCATGATGCTTAAATGAATATGAACCGTCTCAAATCCTTCGGTTTGTGAATACAGTGCTAGTTGGTCAGAGTTAAGCTCAGATAATATTGGTAGATCCTTTTTCATCTTAATAAGAAAACTATCTGCCACCCTCGAGTCTAAAGGTGCCATTAGCAAATCATAAAGAGGTGCACCAAAGTCAGAACCATACTTCCCATTGACCGGATGATTAAGCCAGTACTCAACCATGTCTAAAATTGTTTTAGATGTGATCATTAAGAAGTTGCTCTATTACTGAAAATCATCAAAAGCTTTACTAGTATTGCGGTGCCAATCTGATAAGTTGAAAAAATGGTGAAATAGATTATGAATATCCATAATGAAACGCTTAATGCATCAAAATATGAAGCAACGTTATAGATTCTCCAATCAACAAGAATAATAGTGATCAATACACATGCCATACTTATGAAATACATATATCTGATTTCTTTAAATAAGAGGCTTATAGGCACATGACGGAATTGTTTAATATACGCAGCTTTATTCTTGCTATTCCATCCAGTAACAACGGAAAGATAAGCTAAAAATGCAAGAATTAAGACAATATCAATACCGATTTGAATTTGCATAAAAAACACCCTTAATAAGAACTGTATTAAGGGTATTGCTTTTGTATTTATGTAAGCGTGAATGGTTCCAGATTTGAAAATAGGAAAAGCATGGATTATTATATATACAAAGCCCGCTCCACTTATGACACGAGAACGTATAGGGTCATAAGTGTAGGTTAGAAGATGTCGCAACCCATCTCTAACTACCGGGCTTTTTTAATGCACTTCAAAAGCTGTAAGCAGCCATGCATTACTACCTTCTCGCTTAATCAATGACGCTTCATGCGAATTAAATACAATATTTATTCTTGTAGATAATCCACGTTCTGTACGCCGTTGTGTACTACCTTGAGCGATTGTTTGCACAATAATATCCACAAGCATATGCACAACTTCATCATATGTCATGCCATCACTTTCCATACGGCGCTTGATAATATGCTTAATACCCTGTTTTTCACTGCCATACTCAAAATCTACCCAGCCTAGATCATTACGATACATTGCTCTATGCACTGTGGTTTTTTCCATAATGGCTTTGTTCATTGCAGCTTTACCACGCGTGATATTTGCTGTAACTGATTTGATTGGACTCGCACTATCAAATTCAGGCTTTCCCAGTTCGGATTGACCAGCCTCCGAACTTATACCCAGTTGTTGCTTAGCTTGTTCAATTTGTTCCTTCAGTTGGTCACGCTGAGCGGTTTGTTTTGCTAAATCTTCATCTAGCTTTTGTTCTTGTTCTTGTACTTCTTTAATTTTCTGATCTACAGAAGTACGGCGCGGCGGCAAACTGACTTTCTCCCGTTTATTTTGTTCTTGAATCTTTGATTGTGCTTCACGGATAAGTTTAGCGACGCAACTCACGGCGTTTTCAAATGTTGGCTTATAGTCATCACTAAAATCACCAGATAACACAATAACTTTGTCATTAAGCTCTGCCTTCACCACATCTGCTAAAGCACGAACATAAAGTGTGAGCGTAGCGCCACCTGAAAAGAAAAATGCAACTGGTAAAACGCTAACACCAGCAATACGCTTAATTTTGCGAAATTCTGGTGTGACAATAGTTTGGCCTGTTGCCTTTTCTAATGCTGATTGGATCTTTTTAATATATGGAGTAGTAGCTGTTACAGCTGCAAGATTAAGACTGCCCATGAAAAATAACCTCATATCAATGAGGTTATCTTCTAAGTAAATTTATTCTGAGAATTAAGTAAGTTCCATTAATTTTCATAACCTTTAAAAGTAAAAACCTGCATATGCAGGTTTTTACTAAAAATTAATTTGTAGTTAATTTATTTCGGACGTTCGTTAAACTGTGTTGAAACATTTGTAAACCTAATTCTGTAGAAATTTTGACTGGTTCACCATGATGATATGTTTCAGTATTAGCGTGATAAGTATTGCCATTTCCAACAAGTTGATTTGTTTCAGCAATCTCTGTTTGCAACATTTGTATTTGATTATTAAGAGTTGTAGACATGATAGGCGCTTCCAAATTATGAACTTCTTCTCGTTTAATACTGCAATATTTAACTTCCCCTGCAGTATATTGATCATATTTAATAGCTTCTAGAACAACAGCTATGGCATTAGGGCAATCTTGAATAATATGTTGAGTATGTAAACTCCCAGAACCGATTACAGTAGGAACATTAGTAATGTTTTCTATTGTAAACTCTGCATGGTTTACCATTTTTGAAACTTTAAGGCAAGAACCACTTAAGTAGATCAATGCAATAAAATCGCTGCTAGTTTTTTCTAGTATAGATCTCGGAAGCTCAAATTGTGTTTTATTTTGTAAGATAAAATCAATAAGAGCCTCACTAAAATCTCTCATACAAAATAAACATCCAGCCATACCAAATACAATATCGCCCAAACGTTTCACTTTCCTAAAAGGAATATTTAGAGTAACTTCTGTACGATTCACTGTAAAGGCTATGTCGGAAGCCATGAAATGAGTATCATAAGCTGTTGTTGTCATTAACATAATCCTTAAAACGCGCGCGAATTATGCATATATGAATATTAATTTTCAAGAAATATATGACCAATTACATTGGAAATATCAATAAAATTAATGTTTTTATTTTTTCCGGGTAATAAAAAAGCCAGCTGTTTTAGCTGGCTTTCTTTTTTTCATTTCAGTTATATCTATCTTTTATACAAGGCAGCCAATTCAAATCCGATCCTGCAGCATTTTGATTTTCCGAACCCCAACACCATCCGCCGTTTTTAATATCAACATATAACGTATCTCTTGCTTCACAACTTTCAATTGTTTTGGGTTCATCACCTGAACCGCCACGGCATGCATCATTGAGCTTTTCATATTGGAGAATTTTGTCTTGAATCATATTAGGAATTTCAGAAGATTGTTTTTTTAAATAATCGTTAATACCTTGTATTGATAGTTCACCAGCTTGATAGAAATGAACATATATAATTGGTAACTCTTCAATTTGATTAGTTATAGGGTTTGTATAAGTAAATACATCTGACGGCGCTACAGTGCCCTTAAATGCAATTATGTCGCCTTCTATAACCCTTGCTTGTAACTTTGGATCAAAAATTAAAACAACTAAATTACCTTCGAAATTAGCTTTATTAGCCAGTACCCCATATAAACCAGCTTTTTGATTTATTAGTGGTCGTGAAGATGCTAAAGCTAAAGTGTGATTATCAACCTTCTGAATTGAGTCAATGCTTGCCGCACCAATTAGCTTTGTACCTACAGCATAATCATGAAATCTAATTCCTCTATAGGTTTTGTCATCATTTATTAAAATACTTTGATTCAAAAAATCAGATTCATTTAAAGATGTAAAATCGTAAGTTGCTTCCGCTTTAACGGGTTCTTGCATTGCTGAGTTAGAACCTTCAGCTGGTTGCTCATTATTTTTATTACAACCAGCTAATGCAAGCATAGTAATTAATACCGTTAAATTTAAAGCTCTAAGAGTCATTAATAAACTAACCTTCTAAGTTTCCCATTCCTATCCCACCAGTTAAAGCATGTGCTAGGAATCTATCATTTACATTTTGACCGATATTACCATTATTACCATTAACAACAACGACTTCCTGAGGATTTGGAGTATTAAGTGGCTGTTTAAAAGCTGGTACTTTTGTTAAAGGAGTACTTTTTAGACTAGTACCACTTGAGCTAAGATCCCTTTTTGGAGTTGGTATATGTGGAGTTTGAGAACTTAAAACGCCTGAGAGTTTTCTACTTGTTTGGTTATAGATATTCCCTTGCTTTGGCTCAATGCCAGAAGCACTCTTCACTGTTTTAGCTTCTACATCTTTTAATGTTTTAGAGTTATCTTGCTTATCTGTAAGTAGAGATCTTTTGCCTGCATCAACATGGATATTTTGCGCCATTGCTGAACGTTTCATAGCTTCAGCTTCAACTGCTGCAGGTCTTTCATAATATCGGGAGACAATTGCACCAGCTTGATTAGCGGATTTAGATTGTCTCAACTTTTTACCTGCAGATGATTCATTGTTATTTAATTCCCAGTTCACAAAAGCTAATTGTTCTTGATATGAGGATTGACGAATATCTTTACCAAACTTCTGTTTAAATTTTGCTTGTCTATCAGGATGCCATTGACCAATTCCAAAAGCTTTACCACTATCACCTATAGCCGTATGTTTAAAGCCACTTTCAGCTTCTAGGTTCGCCACAATTCCAGCGGCTTGTTCAGGTGACCAATTCCCGCCTTCCTTACTAGTAAAAAACTTTAATGCCTCATCCCTAGCAGCGGATTGATTGACTGGTTGTGCAACAGTAGCTCCATATTGCGCTACATTAGCATTTGCACCAAAACCCGGTTTATAAACACCTTGCCCGATTCCCCATGTTGGAACACCATCATGAAATGGATTAAATCGGTTGAATTTATCTTTAATGAAATCTAATGTATCACCTGCCGTTTCTTTTACCCCATCTACAACTTTTGAGGCAGTACCTTTCGCCTGTTCAAAAGCATTAGACGCATAACTTACAAATCCTTTCCAAGCAGTATTAATAATACCTGGTACATCTGCAGCAATTAAAGAATCTGTCCACTCTTTGAAATACGGCGCAACTACGGTTCCAAGTTTATTCCCAATCCAAGAACCAGCCATGCCCCCAATTAAGGTACCAGCTGGACCAATTAAAGAACCGACAGTACCACCAATCACGCCCCCAGCAAGACTACCAACCGTACCGCCCTTTTCTTGTGTGCTTTGTTCATTCCAATCTAATAATGATGCACCAGCAGCCAATGCACCTATTACGGGTAGACCACGGCCAAACTTAAGAAGTTTACCTAAGCCCTTTCCTAATTTCCCTACACCTTTCTTTCCTTTGCCTAGAGCACCACCTAGAAGCCCACCACCAGCAGATAACACGGAAGTAAGCAATTTCCCTAGAGAACCTAACAAACCACCCTTAGACGCCAAATTATCGGCAATACGCTGCAATAACTTTATTTGTTTGCGGTTATGGTTCTCTTGTTCACGAGGTAATGGCTCATTTCGCTTTTTACTACGCATCAATCCTGTTAATGGGCGCAATGCTAAACCAGCAGCACGGCGTACAGGCGAAAGTAAGTGACCAACTTCATTGATTGCATCAACTGTAGGATCTACACCTTGCGGTGAGTTCGGCATTACACCCTTTACCGCCGTGGTAATTGTTTGGGCAACTTTGCTAATAGCGGATTGGTTTTTAACATCATCTTGATTAGAAACAAAACGCCCTTTCTCATCACGTTCTGGTGTAGATGAGCTTACGACCTTATTCAAATCTTCATGGCTATTAATTTCTATAGCTGACTTTCGTGCCTTAGGTCGGTTGATTTGTTCTTTATTTACTGTATTAAGATCATTAACTGATTGCTCTAAAACATCAGCAAAGTCTTTGACCAGCTTGTCTGCTACAACAAAAGATTGAGTGATTGGATTAGCTTTTTCTTTTAATAAATCTTCGAAGTCTAAAGCTGGTCTATTATTGACAGCATTAAGCATCTTTTGAAATTCAGTAAGTTTTGGCTGAGGCTTAGCAAACTGTGCTTTTTGCTCTTCAAAGCTTTGCGTAAGAATATCTATGATCTTCTCAATATTTGAATCAATCGTACTTACTTTTTTTTCAACTCGTTTCATACCAATAATGAAACCAAGTTCATCATAAGATAAAACTGGATTATTGTGATTTGAATCTGTCATAACAAAAATGCCCCATACTGATATAGGGCATTTTGAATCATAATTATTTTTGAATTTTTAAGTGTTCCAACCAAAAATTTAATTAAAACTTAATCTTTAGAAAATAATTATTATGATCCAAAACATCTAATTCAATTTGGTATCCTAGATCGATTAGGGACTGTTGTAACTCATTGACTACTGCCATTGTAGCTCTTGATTTTGATAAGGTGAAAGTCATTTCTTTCTGTCCTTTTGCGGCAAGAGAAGTAATAAATACACCTACTTCTTGTTTCAATTCCTCAAGTGTAGATGGCTGTGCAGATTCTGAGATTTTAGCTGCTTCTGCTGCTGAAATAAGGGTCATAACTTAATACTCTATTTAATTAATGATTTTAAGCACTTTGTAAAATATAAATGCCACATGCATTATAATTAATAGAAAGATAATAATTTCAATGGTGTAAAGTTTTATATAAAATCTATTCATTTTTATCATCTGGCTCTACTTCACCTGCTTCAATTAGCGCTAACTTACGCATAAACGCCTCTTCTTTTTTCTTCTTCATATTAGCTTTAGCGATTGCCATTCTTTCTTCAGCACCCGAAATAACAGAACTACGCCGTGCTTGAACTTCCGACTGGTCTTTAAGATCATCTACATCTAAGCCCCAGAACATTGCTTCTGTCTTGGCAATGTTAGAAATGCTGATACTTTGCTTAACGTTTAAATCTACAACTTGACATATAAGTCCCATCTTGAACTTGACTAATGCTAATTGTTCCTCAGTTGGATTATTTAAATTCAGTACTTCATCTCTAATATGAATAACACTATCGATAGTGTCTGTAATTAACTCTCCAAGCTTATGAGCTCTTATACGGTTGTTTTTGACAACCAAAGCTGACTTTAGATAGTTCTCGTTGACTGTAGAACGGCCACCGTTGTTATGACCACTATTTTTTGAGTTTTGACTATTAAATTCAGCAATATTTGACGTTTTTTTGACAGAATTTTGACTATTACTTTTTTCAGTTTTTTCAGTATCTTGTGTATCTTCTTGACCATTGTTTTTTTTGGTCAATTTTTTAATCTCTTTATTAAGCTCCTGAGCTGTCTTTTTGACTAGAGATTTAGCTTTCTTTTTCCATTTCTCCGCAAGTGCTTTACGGCGTACAACGGATGGCGAAGGCATCTCACAACCGAGTTCTTCGCCAACCTGATCAACTAAACCTTGCCACGTAATCTTAGGAGAAGATTCATAGACTTTTTTTAGCCGGTTCCAAATTTCTTCCGAGTATTCAATCTTGCGAGCCATTAAAGTCTATCCCTTATTCAGTAAATAGACCTATTTGTTTTACTTCAGCTATAGCTTGTTGCTGTAAAGAAGCCTTGCTAAAACGTTTTTTATTTTGGATCAGATCAATTAGAGCTTTTTGCTGTAAATCGTTCTCTTCGCGTTGGAATACATCATCGATAGCCATTTCTAAGTTACGGATTTGTTTCGCACGATTTTGTTCACACTCACGCACTATACGCATGAGGGTGTGAAGTTCAGGTAAAACCTTTTCTTGGATAGACTGTTCTTGAGATAAACATGCTTGAATAAGCCCCTTTGAGGCTTCAAGTAACTCAACCGTTAAGGCTTTAGGGAAAGAAGTAATATGCTGTGCCGCAGCCATACTCAATTGAAATGCCATAGCTTGAGTATATTCACTCATCATTTCACCAAGACTGTTAAACAGAATACCTGCTACAGAAGCTGTTTTATCTAGTTCCGGTTCAATCGTAAAACCAAGAATCCAGTCAGCTGAAACACCATATTTTTGACATAGCAAAGAAAGTAATTCTGCATCTGGCATTAACTTACCATTTTCGATTTCACTCATTCGATTTTTATGCGGTGTACCGAATATTTCTAATGCTACGTCTTCTTGACGTAATTGAGCCATGTCACGCGCCATTGCAAGTTTTCTTCCGATAAGTACTCGACGTTGCAAATCGCTCTTTTTCGCCATTTAAATGCTTCTCCCAGCTAACCAATCAAAATCTACAGTTTTTGACAACCAATCAGTTTCATCAGTAAAAACGCACGAAAGCCAGACACAACCCTCTTCACATGGTTCTGCCAGCTTAATTTGTTCACTTATGAAAATATTGTCGTCTTTGAATAACAAGCCATCACCTTTGACACTATCAATTAGTAGTTTTGGATAGTTATCAATATCAAATCGTGGATAAGTTTTAGCGCTGTAAGAACGAGTTTTAAGTGGTGGCTGAACAATTAACCGTATTTCACAAAGTTGATCGATAGCTTTTAACTTAAGTGCTCTAAACATAGGTCCATATTGTTTTTGAACCTTGTCCTTATACTTTTTAGCACCTACTGAAAGACTATTTCTTTGCTTTCCGTTCTGATCAATTGTAGCCCGCCAAATCTCGTTAGCGCTTAATCCATAAGGCAATTTGATTGTGATGTATTGCTTACCAAAAATGATAACACCACCTGTACTTCCCCTATACACACTATTTTCACCATCATTTTCTTTTTCTACATGGCACGGGAAAAACACATGTTTATTTGAGCTAGCTTTATGCTTTTTAACTTTGTCATTACCTGATGAAACACTGAAATCCTTAAAGAATTCCTGTCTTTTATTATTGGAGAAAAACTCGCTCCACTGACGGCGGTTACTTTTTTTAATCATAACGACCTCAAATCAAGCAAGTAAGATTTACATAAACTTGAAGCTCTTCTTGCATGACATAATCCTTAAAAACACTTAGTTCCAGAATTATTAACCGTTAGATTTATTTAGAAGTACCCTTGTTCCAATTCATTATTTTTGTTTGTAAAAAAATGCTCTCTTTTATATATGCAAAATATATTGATCCTCAAAAAAACATCGAGCTGGTCCTACTTACCAATGTGTCAGCACTTTTAGGATAGGGGCCCCTATCATTTCCTTCTTTTTAGTAATTTAATATCCAAACCCTTTTTACGTAGGATTTGCATCACACACCAAAATTTTAAAGGCCACATCTAGTTTCCCTTTATTATAAAATTATTACCTAGGGGTTGTTTAGAAATCTAAAACTTTTATAACTCTTACTCAGAAATTCTCTTTTTCATCAACCATAAATTACATAAAATATTATATTTATCCACAACTTAAATAAGCTTGATTCTTTAATTGATAAACTCACTAGAATAATATTTCTTAAAATAATAGGAGTATATTGACAGAAAAAAGCTAAAATATTACTCTCTAAAAGTTTTCTTCATAAAAAAGCATCAAAAAATGAAAACTATCATCGTAGCTTTTGTACTCTCAGCAATTTTGATCATTCTATCATTTTTATTTTACATGATTATAAAAACCCATTATAAGAAATAACAAAGAATTAAAAAAGCTCATTTCCGAACCAGAAATGAGCTTATGAAATCCACATAAACCTGAAATACTAAGTATGGCTACTTAGCAATATTAAATTAAATAGACCTCTTGCAAAAATCATTTTTTAACCAACTCCATGTTGTAAATTGCAGCAATTAAATTCAGACGTAAACCCATGCGTTTACGCCTATTTCGATAACGTGTAGCCAGAATTCTAAAGGTCTTTAATTTTCCATTGACGTGTTCAATTCGAATACGACGTTTACTAATTTCCCGATTTATTTGCTTCTGTAATAAAGTTAACGGCTTCTTTTTACTTGCCTTGAATGGCATCAGGCATTTTATCCCCAAACGATTTAAACCTAAATAACCTTTATCAATCAGCATAAAGGCTTGATATCTCTGCTTTTTACGTTGAGCCTTAAACAACTGGAAATCATGTGTACTCCCATGTGTAAGACCTAATGAAATAATCTGCATCGTTTCATAATGAATGATGAGTTGAGCTTTGATCGTATGTCGTTTTTTCTTACCGCTGTAGAATCTTTTCTGTTTTTTTTGGACGCTCAATTGTCATTTCAGTTGCATCGACAATAACAACATTCCAATCTATCCCTGCACCATGCGGTAGTTTCTTAGGTAAATGAAATTTATCAGATTTTATTAAAATATTTTCTATTTTATGAATAATTCTGGACGCAGTTGATTCGTGGATTCCATAACTCATAGCAACATGAAAGAGCGTGCGATATTCACGCCAATAACTTAGCGTCATTAACAGTTGGTCTTCAAGTGAAAGACTCGAAGGCCTACCTCGTTGAGTATTGACTTGGCTTGACTCTAATACTTCAAGCATTTCTAAAAAGGTTGAGGGTTGTATTCCAATCAGTCGTTTAAACTGACTATTTGATAGCATCTTTACTTTTTCATATTTCATGTACTCATGATAGTAGAACATGACTTTTTAATCTGGATAAAAAACAAACAAAACGTTGATCGTTTTTTGATTTTTGCAAGAAGTCTAATGAATTTCTTTGAAGAATCAATATTTTTTTTAAAAAAGTATCTAAAAAAATTTAAAATTATTACAAATATTATAATTATAGCTTTTAGCAAAGTTAATTTCTTTGCTGCTACAAAAAAGTAAAAGTTCAAAAAGAATAAAACTTCTAAAATTAGTTAACGGGACTAAGAAAACTATTTTTTAAAAGTTGCTTTATAATGTTTGGAATTAAAATAATTTACAATCTCTTCCCCATTATTTTGATTTTTTTCTAAATTTAAGGTTAAAAAATCTAATTCCGATTCCAAATTTATAAACTCGGGAATATATTCTTTGATAGGAGGGGGTGGCTTAGGGCCCCCTTCAGTAATTTTTTGAATAAACCCAGCTAACCATAAAATGTATTCTTCTCTTAAATTATAAGAAGGAATCAAACTTACATCAATCTTTACCTTACAATCATTTTTACTTTTACTCAGTACTTCATTGAAATCAATAAAATTATATTTCAGCTTATATTCTGTACCCTTAATTTCTTTTCGAATCACCTTCATAAGAATATACATATTTTCTAAAACATCTTTAGAAAATAGTTTTTCATTTTTCATTTTTTTGTAAATAGTCTCAGCAAGAAAAAGATATTGTGGCATGTTACAAATTCCATTTCATAATTTCCTCTTATTCTATAATATAGAATTATTAAATTAATATTACAAGAATTTACTCAAAGTTTTTTATTTTAAATTTTGAAGTAATATCAAAATATTAAGATAGTAATTCCTAATAAAAAGGTCTATTTCTTTTTTAAGAAATAGACCTAGCGAAAAAAGCGCTCAAACCTAAAAATGGCTGATTTAGTATTAGCTGCCCTTATTCAAGTTGGTACTATTAAGTAATTTAGAAAATGCTCAATTAACCTCTCTCTTTAAATTTCTCTGCTTCCATCTAGTCCCTACATCTTATGAAATGGACCCCATATTGCATTCATATTCTTGAGCTGCTTCTCTTCGTAGTTAAGCCTTTTTCTGATTAGCTTGAACTTGGGTCGGGGTTAGCTTGTTTGGATTGTATTTTTTTGAGCGTTTTTTGCTGGTTGCTTTAGATTTCATTTGCACCCACCCCCTTTAGCTCTTAACTTTTCAGCAACTAAACGATCAGCTACACGCTTAACTCGATTCCAAACAAAGTTGTGATCAATTTCAGAACGACCTTGATAAATACGTTCAAGTTGAAATGCCGTAACTGAATAATCCACTTCTAAGGCCAGTAAATCCCAATCTTCATTAAAAGCTGTAGCGTAGGGGGTCAATTGGCTTTTCTGTGCCAAAATACGCAATTGGCGAGCATCTGGACCACGTTTTACAACTGGTTTTGGCTTAGATTTGATTAAACCAGTTGAAAGCGCCCATTCGACACAAGTTTCGCAACGACAACATAAACGCTTATACATAGGTCCGGTGCCGTGAGGCATATTGAGATCACGCCCTATAGACTCAACGTGTCGAATTTTATTACCAGGATGTTTCAGCCATTTCTTAACTGCTTTTTCTAATGCTTTTCGCTCCTTAGATTTAGCTGCTACGTTTGAGTAAGCAACTAATGCGTATTCAGATTTTTTCATATCAACAAATGCGTTCACTGTGCTTTACCTCCACCTATACGAGCATCATCCCAATCACATTCCACAATATCTAAGCCATCATGTTGAAATCTTGACCAAAGCCGGTCCCCAAGATCATCGCGAACCTCAGAAAGGCTTAGGTTTGAAATCACTACTGTTGGCTTCATCTCGTCATAACGAGTAAGTAGAACCTTATGAACACTCTCAAGCAGGTGAGGACGTTTTTCAGCACGGTCATGTAAGCCATATTCGTCAATAATTAATAAATCTTTGCCCACATAACGTTTTAGTGCTTCATCTTCGCTATCACCGCTACGGCGATAGGCACCCGCAATATCTTCAGCTAAGTCTGCAGACGTAATGTAAATAGCCTCCCAGTTTTTAATGATGATATTTTTCAGAATAGATGAACCTAGATGGGTTTTACCTGTTCCAGTACGACCAACAAGGAGTAAATTTCTAAAAACACCTGCATTGAAATCCATAGTGAACTTTTCACAAGTTTTACGAGCTTTGTCTTGTCCTTTGTGAGTTACTGCATAGTTGCTAAAGCCGCTATTTACATGTCTTTTAGGGATACCAGCTCGAGCCATTTTCAAATTTAAAATACGAATATTCTTATCGCTTTCATATTTTTCATTTGACTGCTTCATGATTTTTTCAACACAAGACTGACAAACGATTCGACCATGTACATTGATCATTTGTTCTTTGTGGATCTTACAGATCTGGTTTGTATGGGAAATTTTATATTCCAATTTTTGAGGCACTGCGTTCATATCAACTCACCCTTCACAGCTGTGTGAGCAACCGGTTCATATTTCTTTGGCGCTCCCCATTGATCATTTACGTTGCGTGGTAACGATTGATGGTTTGACTGTTGACCAGTAGTCATTTCGGGTTTTTCGTTTAGGTACCAAGATGCTTTGAAGGCACCCCAAGGATTTTGTCTTTTCAAACAATATTCGACGGCTTGCTGAAGTGTGATTCCTGCTTTTTGGGCTTCATTCAAAAGTGCGTCAAAAGCGTTTTCGGTGTTTTGAGCTTTCTTGGCTTTACGTACTTGTAAGAACTCAGCAGCGTCTTTCTCAGGTACACCATTTTTTTTCAAAGCACTCTTGAAACTAAATTTTGCTTGAGTCGATGAATCAACTTCGCCAACGGCGGAGTTGTTATTCCCTTCTGGATTCAGTGAATCAGGATTCAGATTAAGGGAATCAGGATTCAGATTAAAGGAATCAGGAATCAGGGCGTTTTGGTCTGAGATAGAAACAGTTTTAGAACCGTTATCTAACTGTTCTTGTGTGTTTCCACTACTGTTTGCTTGATTCGATTCACTTTCTTGATAACTGTTTTCAACAGCAGAACCAGTATTTTGAGGGGCAAATGGACCTGATTTATCGTAAAAATGCTTTAAATCAGCTTTATTTAGCTGAATTGCCTTTCCAACAATTGTTTTGTTTTTTGGATTACGTTGATAGACAGTGTAGATGCCATTTCTGTCAGGTAGCTCACTATCTTTCTCAAGACCATGTGGGTTTTGATGTTTAACAAAGTTAACGATATGGATAACATCAATACCATCAGCGTTATATAACTCGATAAAACCAAACTTAGAAATGTTCTCTAACTGTTCTGCAACGTTTATATCGTCTGCAGGAAATAAAGACATTTTGATTTTCTTAGGTCGATTTTCGAGTCGGCCTTCGCGATCTGCTAAAGTCCAAAGCCCTATAAATAGCAATCGTGCTTCATAAGGTAATTCAATAATGTCTTCATTCATAAAGAATGAGGGCTTAATATTTCTAGATCTTGCCATTTCTTAAGCTGCCTCATATAAGTGTTCATGTGCAAAATTTGCACGTACTAAAGCTTCAGAGAATTGAGGAGGTACAGAATTACCTACCATTCTTCCCTGTTCTGTCTTAGTTAATTTGATAGTGTTTCCATGTTCATCGATCCCATGATCAATGATGTAAGTAGGTTCAAAACCTTGTGCAGTGAATAGTTCTCTTGGCTGAAGCATACGGAAGCCAATATCAACAATTTGGTGCAGCTCACCTTTAACCATTACAAGGCCAAAACGATCACGTGTTGGTATCGTACGAAGTGGCTCATGAATGCTATTTCCGTCTTTCTCACTACCGTAGAAGGCAGTTAAAAATGCTTGTACCAATGCAAAATGACCCGCACTTGTAGTAATGGTGTGTAATGGTTCATCTACTGGTTGACCAATGTTGTTATTACGCAGTTTCACCAGGTTGCTGACGACTAAACTGTTATGATCTTTTGCAGTAATCGTATGAAGTGGTTCACGAATATCACTACCAACTACACCCGTATAATGCTTAGCAATGAACGCAGTAACTAACGCATGATGCCCACCTTTCACCCCTGCGCAAATTGTGCGTAAAGGTTCATCAATAGGCATACATCTTGGGCTAGATGCATTTGCACACTCAGTAAGTACTGGGGCAACGCTTTTAACCTTATCCATTGGAACAATAAATGGTTCTGGATTATTGATCACATAACGGACTAAACCATTTGCTATACGGCGACAAGTTGCCTCAACTAGAGGTTTCTTACGAGTAAAAATACTTGGGCAAGGAATCGACCAATCTATACATTCTGCAGTGATTCGCCATGGTTTTAATTTCCCAGCTTTAACTGCTTTGCTATCTGGTGCAGCATGCGTAGGCTTGGGCCAAACTATAGGAAAATTGTCACGGCGAGCAACAAGAAAAAACCGTCTTCTTAGTGTTGGAGATCCGTAATCCCGAGCACTCATTACTCGCCATTCAACTTTATAACCTTGATGACGTAATGCATTAACAAAGCACCTGAATGTTTCACCTTTGTGCTTTTTACTCGGGAATCCATCTTTTCCTAGTCTGCCCCAAGTTTTGAACTCTTCAACGTTCTCGAGCATGATTATACGTGGTCGTGTAAAGTCAGCCCATCTAAGAGCAATCCAAGCTAAACCACGTATTTTCTTTTCAACCGGTTTTCCACCTTTTGCTTTAGAAAAGTGTTTGCAATCTGGACTAAGCCAAACCAGTCCTACAGGCTGATTGTTAGTAACTTTTACAGGGTCAACATCCCAAACATCCTCACAAAAATGACGAGTATTTGGATGATTAGCACGATGCATTGCAATTGCTTTAGGATCGTGGTTAATAGCAATATCAACGGGACGGCCAAAGGCTTTTTCTAAGCCAGTAGATGTTCCACCACCACCTGCAAAATTATCAACAATCAATTCATGAGGTAATAAGTTAAGATTGAGGCACATATTCATAATGCACCACCATTAACTTTTTTAAGCGTTAGTAAAACAGTGAATAATTGACCTGCAGAATATTTAAATGTCTTAACTTCAGTGCACTCAACTAAAAAGCGATGTTCACCAAAATTAACCCTACTTCCTGGTCTATCAAGTGTATAACGGCTCCAACCTTCAGGAATCGGATCACAGGAAAAATGGCCGTAGAATTTTTCAGGTCCACATTTAATGCTACAAAGGGGTTCAGCTACCCAAAAAACTTGATTGAGAAATTTTTTTCTCGCACGAAATTGATTGTTTTCCCCTTCCTTAATTCGCATATTTACCGCTATTTCGCATAATTCCCTATCGCGGATATTTTTAGCTTGGTTGCGGTCAACGATGAGTTTATTTTTCATATCGCTCACCCATCCAATCCAATTAAATTCTTAAATTCAGAAATCACATCTACCAGCATTTTTTCGAGGTATACGTAATCAGGATTTAATTTGGATGGCCCACTTTCCCAAAGCCAGTCTTCACCAAACAGTTCACACATGATTGATCGGTCTTTAAAAGTGAGCTGGTCAAAGAAATTTGAAAAACATTCGAATTCAATTTCTTTAAGGTGTTCATAAAAATTTCTAAGATCTTTTTTGGAAATTGCGCCACTTGATCGACCATCTTTTAATTCAGATAGCTTATTGATAGCTATGTATTCAATTACTTCATTACCATCCTCAACATCTACCCACTTTTCAATTTTAGGAAAAAGTTTATTAAGTAAATAAGGAGCATGGCATTGGGCAATGAACTCTTTAAAAGTTGGTTGACCAACATGAGAAAAGAAAGCGGAACCGGTAAAACTACTTAAAACGACTGTTAGACGTCCACCGCCAGCACTATATAAATTATTTGGATCAACATAAGCTAAAGCCCAGTCCGACTTATATTCACCTATTTTTTTGAAGACGAACTTTTCCATTAAAAGTTCCCCAATGAAATTGTCTTCTCTATATACAATCTGGCTCATGAGGCGCCACCTTGGTTAACTTTATAAGACTTGCCATAGAGGACCAACTCAATAGTGCTAGTACTTACAGCAAATTCTTTTGCCAAATCTTTAACTTTTGAGCCTGATGCACGTTTTTTCCTAACGCTCTCTACTTGCCCTTGATTAAGTTTTGCATTTATATGTGATGCCCCCTGCTTATATCCACCATGCTGAACCCTATCATTTGCATTATCTTGTTTTGTGCCATAAGCTAGATTTTCGTAACGATTATCGGATGGAATCCCATTTAGATGGCGTACTTCTTGATTTTCTGGAACAGGCCCAATAAATGCATCTGCAACAAGTTGATGAACACCAATTGGTCTTGATTTGCCATTACCGATATATACAGAAACGGTGCGATATCCTTTTGAAGTGGTAAATTGCGATAGTTCTTTTGAGTATGAAAAATCAACTCTATTTAGCCCTTTGGCTAACCTACCCTTGCGACGGTGTGTAAAAACTTTCCCATCTGCAGTGACTGAGTAACTGTTAAACGATGGACATCTTTTCATTGATCAATCCTCCGAAAAGAAATACACCAAACCCAAGGGTTTTCATTCCAAGATTCTTTACCTTTTATTGCTTCCCAATGTTTTTGAAAGTTAAGAACTGGGTTATGAGAATTATTGCTTTGCATAGTTGAATCAGTTTTAGGTTTATCAAAACCTTCAGCCTTAGCATCTACATCACTAATTTCATGTAAACGCTCAACACGGATATCAACTATTTCAAGCAAAACACGTGATGCTTTACGAGGCATACGAGAAGATGGCTTCCATCTAACTGGATAACCCTTTCCCTTACAGTCGTAATAAGCAATTTCATTTGGGTTATCTGCTTTGTAGACAAATGACTCATGAGGAGTTCCACCTAAACTTCTAATTTTGGTGCCATACGTCTCTTGAACAAAAAGCTGGTCGCCAATTGCTCCAAAAGGACAAATTTTCTGAAAATAAGAAGATATTTGTGATTTAGAATCTTCTAAACCAAAGAACTCTCCAAGATGTTCAGCTATATCAATTTTTTTTTGAACTTTACTCTTAATAATTCGGCGTGTTTGCGTCTTAGATCCATTTAAAATGGCCCTAACCATTTCTGAATTAAATAAAATTGGACGTACCGTCATGCTGCACCTTCCTGAGCTGGTTTATACAAGCTCACTTGTTCAGCATAATTCCAAGCACGTTCACAGATATTATTAAAAGAAGAGCGTCTTTCATCTAACCACTGCTTACGCCATTCTTTTTGTTCAGCTGGATCTTTAATTAAGTTGTAAGCTTTGAAAAAAGCTGTTCGGTCAAGGTAGGAACCTAATAAAACGCTATTAAAGCTATCTGCTAAATCTTGTTTTTCTTCATCTCGAACTTGAATAAGTGTTTCTTCAAAATTTGTTCCAAATTTAGAGATAAACCATTCTTCATGTCCACCGAAAAGAAAGAACGGAACATCTAAATCATGTTTTATCCCCTTCGCGGAGTATTGACCATTTCCAAGTACACAAGTAACTAAAGCAGCAATTTTTAAATTTGGTGCTTCAAATGTACATTTATCACTAAGGTTTATTAATTCAAAAATCACTGTTCAGTCCCTACCTCAAATCGTAAATCTAAGAAAGCTTGGTTCACTGGACCTACATAACGTGACCAGCCAAAGTTTTCTTGCCAAAACCACCAATTGTTCTGCTCGTCACGCTTCCACGGCGTTCCCTCAGAATCAGTGTGATTGGTTCCTAACGGCCAAACCTTTTTTTCTGAAGTCATGAAATCTCCTTTTGTGCATTGAATGCACGATCTAGAAATTTCTCTTCATCGGTTTGAGTGTTTACGATTTGATGCGGGGCATCTTGATTAATAAGACAAGTTGAGCACTGTTCTTCTTTAAAATCAGTGCATTTGCCTGAGCAGTGATGATTTGCTAAATTACTCACGTTCATTCTTCCAAGGGTTTGAACAGCCATAGACCATTTCCTGTTGGCGCAGGGAGTGGTTTTTTATTTCCAGCTAAGTAGATCAAGCTGGACTGATTTATCACTAGCATTTGTATGCCGCGATTTTTCGGCCCGTAAAGGCACTAATTCGAAGGTATCTCTGGTATACCCGTTATCTTTTGACCCACAAAAAACATTTCTGAGAAACTGGTATTCGGATTCAGCTTCTGAGACTTTTCTAGTGCAAATGTTTTTAATTACCTCGAGAGAGCTTTTACCTGCCATCTCACCTTCTACTTCTGAAATCTTTTTCTTACACATAGAACGGATGAGATTAGATAAGGAATTCTTGCCTTCTAGTTTGGCAATCCATTCCATCTTTGCTTTTTCTTCTAAAGTTAATTTCGATGATGCATTTGCAAGAAGTTTTTCAGCCATGGTTATGCCTCATACATTCCTAAAATTGGTTTTTATGCAGATCGATTTAATTGTTTTGTCTTGGATTCCTCATATTCTCTTTTCTGTTCAGAGGCAACTAACGCGTCTAAAGCAACACCTTTGTTATAAGCAACTTCTTTTTGTTCGCCACTTGCAATTTTTGAAACAGAACTTTGAGAAATCCCAGTTCTTTCTGAGATTTGCTGTTGAGTCAAACCTCGACTATTTGAAAGGTAAATAACCTTATCTTGAATATTCATGCACATATAAATGCCTCCGTGTTAAGGCATATTTTTATTCACTAATGAATAGTTGTCAATACATTAATGAATTGTTTCACAAAAAATATTCATTTTTGAATAAAATTAGCTATCCATCTTGGAGTTGGAAAAATGCACCTTCAAAAAAACGTTAAGTACCTGTTAAAAAAATACAGCACTACTACTACAGGTCTTAGTAAAAAGTCTGGAGTACCACAACCTACACTTTTTCGTTGGGAGAATGGGCAATATAAAGAACCAAAGATATCTACCGTTGAAAAATTAGCCTCTTGGGCAGGCTATGATGCCAATACACTGCTCAATAATGACTTAGAAGCCATTGATAATATTAATAATGATTTAGATGAATTGGTGTTAGATAACAATGTAAATCTATCAAATAAAATCAAATTAGATGGAGAGCAAATTCCAGTTATTTCTTGGGTTGCAGCAGGTTCATTTACAGATGTTCAAACAGTATTGAAGGACACTGAAGTACTTGAATGGCTTCCACCAATGAAGAAAGCTGGAAAAAATGGTTATGGACTTATTGTAACTGGTACATCAATGTTACCTAAATTTGAACCAGGTGATCGAATATATGTAAATCCAGACTACCCAGTTTTTGATTTAAAAACCAATGATTTAGTTATTGTTTCTTGTGCTGGTGATACACAAGCTACATTTAAGAGATTAATAATTGAAGATGGAGAAGAAAAATATTTAGAGCCACTAAATACTAAATGGCCTGAACAAATTATTAAGCTAACAGAAGAATGTAAGTTGGTTGGTAAAGTCGTTGGTATGCATAGAGAGTTTTAAGGAAAAATAAGATGTTGAAAGTAACTGAATTTCAAGGAATTAATACTGTTTTAACAACTTTTGCAGAAGAAGTTATAAAAACTCAACCTGAATTAGCTGCTAATATTCTTTTAAATATTAAAAATATTTCTAATGAACACCATCCGTTAGTTGAACAATCTTTCATCTTAGATAATTTTGAAAACCATGATTTAGCATCTTTAAATATAAAAGAAGCTTTAAATAGTTTTAATCATGAGTTAGCAAGATTAATGATTTTGACTAAAAATAATTTGATCAAAAACTAAAAATGATTGGATTCCGTTCAATTGAATGTTAACCCTTGTAAATACATGTAAATATATACGAAATACTCAGTTTAATACTGGGTATTTTTTTGCCCTAAATAAATCATATTGGTTACTTTATATACAATTAATTCATTAGTGAATAATTTGTTGTTGATTTAATCTATTCATTGATGAATAATAATTTCACCAACACATCTCATGGTGAATAAAAAATGAGTCAATTACGCTCCACAGATTGCGAAGAATTTATCAATGACATCGATGGCGGAGCCTTTGCAAAACAACTTGGCTATGCAGTTAGCAAGGTTGCAAGTGCTGCTGTTGATACACAAAAAGTCGGCGAGATCACAATTAAATTAAAGTTCTCTAAAGGCGTTGGTCACAACAACGTTACTGTAGAGCACAAACTAATTTCAAATGCCCCACTCCCAAAAGGTAAAAGTGTCGAAGAACACGGTGACAAAACACCTATGTATGTAAACACACGTGGTGATGTATCGCTTTTTGCTAAACACACTGACCAGCTTTTTGAAGAAAAAGCTTAATTTTTAAAATCTTTTTACTCAACTAAAGGAAAGACCTTCATGTCAGAAAAAATCGAAATCGAAAAATTTCTAGGTTTAGCTAAACCTGTAATTCAACTTGAGCGTGGTCAGCTTGTAGCTTTGCATCATGACTATAGCGTTGTAGCTGCTGAAAAATTTATGGAAGCTCGCTTCCGTCCTCATGGGGAATTTACTACACCAACATTTAATGACTTTAAGGATTTTGTAATTGCAGAAGGCGGTAAAGATACACCAATTTTTGTTAATCAAAATGACGTAAAAGCTATTGCAGTTCTTAACTTCCATGGCGAAGGACAAACCCAAGGCCATTGTGACTACTTAGCTTCTTTATGTTTAGAATCAACTGTTGTATGGAAAAAGTTGAATCAACTTAAAGACAATAAATTAGATCAACGCAACTTTGCTGTTTTCATTGAAGATTGGGCTCAAGTACTTAATGCATTTGATGAAAATAATAATGTCATTGATATTAAAGATGCCCTTGTTGCAGTACGAAATATGCAAATTGAAGCATCGACTACTAGTAACGCTGAAGTAGAAAACACACGTCAGGTTCAATCTGAAATGGCCCAAATTGCAGCATCTGCTAAAAAAGGCGTATTACCGGCTTATTTCACCATCCAAGATTCAGCTTACTTAGGTCTTGCAGAACGAGAAATCAAATTACGTTTAATTGTGAATAGCTCTGGCAGCACACCTCAGTTTGCTATTCAAATTGTCAAAGAAGAGTTATTACGTAATGAAATTATTGAAGATTTCAAAGAAGAAGTAATAGCTTTACTTCCTGAAAACCCTGTACGAATTGGGTCATTTAAATCTTAAAAAATAATAAAAGCCCTGAAAACTTTTGAAGGCTATCGGGGCTTTTTTCAACCAATACGACGCAAACGTCCAGAGGTAATCTCTCATGGATAACAACCTGAACAAAGTTACAGATGAACAAGGCTTAATTAGCGTTACAGAGGCATTGCGAGCTATGGCTTGTGGTCGTCTTGTTCAATATACAAGTGAAGACTTTCCTAATTGGAAGGACTTAGAAATCACAAAAATTAATGCGAAAGACTTTATTGATGAAGAGCGCATTAAAAAGAACAGTTTTAAGTACAGATATAAACCTTCGTTAATCTCTGTAAACGCTGAACTAACACAAATGAAAAAGCCTCAATGACTTTGGACGGCTATCGAGGCTTTTTCTACCAATACTGTACGTATCAAGGCAAATTATTATGAATCAGAAATATATAAACAGTCAATCTGCCCCATCTACACCTATTTGTTTCGTGCCTGAACTTAGCGGGAATAAAACAAATAAACCAGCTACTTCTAAACTTTATCAGCATCCATCAGCAGAGGATCTAAAGTTTAAAAAAGATAGTAAATGGCCGTATGTTTTACTCTTCCTCGTAGTTAGTGCAATAGCTGTTGCATTTATTTATGCATGTGATGCAGAGGCTCAAGTACGTGAGCAAAAAACAAAACAATGGCAGCATCAATTTAACTCAGATGAACCAATTGAAGTTCAAGTACGTGTTGTTAAATCAGGTGGTGCCGAATGAACACTAACTTCCTTCGTGGCTCTAGACGTTATAACAATAGCCCAAATGGTCCGACAAACAATAAATCTTTCCGCGAGTTTAAGGGGAAAGATGAAGAGCGTGGTTTATACAAAGTACGCTTAGGCCATACGGTTTATGCAGCAAATCACACTTTAACTCGCGTTTATACAATTGATGAAGCTGGTGAATTAACTCCTGTTTCTCAATATACGTTAGATACAAAAGAGTGGATTCTACGTAATTTACAAACCGAAATTAAATATCGTAGAGGTCGTGAGTTAGATCAAATCCTTAGTAGAACGCACATCCCCTCACCGGATCGTAAAGATTATAAAAAACGTCGTGGTTTTCTTGGTACACGCTAGTTGGGGATATTTATGTTAGTTATTAAATCTTTTCGCGTGATTTATGGAACATGTCCAAGATGTACTAATGACAAATGCACTTTAGGTGTTAGTCATTCTGGCTCTGGTGCTCAATGGGAATGTCACAACTGCGGCTTTTGCTGGCCTAACAGCTAACTGGTGCCTGATCGATGAAAGCAATTATTTTAGATACTGAAACCAATAAATTAAATGGTTATCCAATTGAAATCGCGTATACACCTTTTAGCTTAGAGAATGGTCAATTATTAGTTCATAAAGATGAGGCTTTTAACCGTTTCTATTCTTGTCCTGAACCGATTGATTTAGAAGCAATGGCTGTACACAACATTATTGAAGCGGATATTGAAGGTCAACCAAGTTGCGAATCGTTCCGGTTACCTGAAGGAGTTGAATTTATTGTCGGCCACAATATTGATTACGACATCAAAGCTCTAAATAAATGTGGACCAGCAATTAAGGCAAAGACTATATGTACTTTAGCTTTAGCAAGGGACGTATGGCCTGATTTAACAAGTCATAAATTGGCTGTTCTGTACTATTTCGTAATGAGTAACCGTGAAGAAGCACGCAAGCATTTAAGACATGCACATTCAGCACGGGCGGATGTTTATTTTACTGGGATTATCCTTATAGCTCTAATTGAACGACTAGGAATTAAAGACCTTAATTCTTTATACCTTATGTCTGAAGCAGTTCGTTTACCCAAAATAATGACTTGGGGTAAACACAAAGGAACACCTCTTAAAGAATTACCGCGCCCATATATCTCATGGCTACTGAATAAAGAAGACCTTGACCCACATTTGCGTAAAGCGCTTCAAAATATTTAAAGGTTAGCAACTATGAAACCTACTCTATTTACGCCTGAAACATGGGCGGAGTTTACCCAACAACTCAAAAATTCTTGGGAAAATGATAACGCTGGTACAGATTCACCTATTTTCGTTGTTCAAGAAAAAAAGATTGTTTGGGGTTTAGATCCGGCTAGTGATTCTGTAGAAATCACTAATATTGTAGATGCCGATGATGAATCAACATATAAATCAATTGATGATTTTTTTGAATCTCTTAAAGCTACAGATAAGCATGCTTTAAATGGTTTAGCAATTGAAGAGGAAGATGAACTTTTCCTCGATGTAAAAGCTTCTACTCAAATAAACATTTTATCTGATTGGAATGAACGCAATATTCATATCTGCCATGGTAAATATTTTTGGGAAGATGTTAATTGCCATCTAACTCGTTCAGCTGCAGATGCATTTATTAAACGTAAATCGCATGATTTCGGTGAGTTGCGGGTATTTGTTAAGTCACTTTATTGGTGTGAGGAGTTTAAGAATTTACTTAACGCAATTATTAGCGGTGAAGTAGGTTTGACAAGTATAGATGACGACAACATCCTAAACGTTTTGGGACCAATTGAACCCAAAGCAGATAAAGAAATTAACTCAACTCAAGCAAAAAAATCTGCGAAGAAGGCCAATAACAAAGAGGAAAATTGGACTCGTTACCATAATGACAAACCTGTTGAGTCTCCTTTAGCTGGCCTTATTGAAAAGCTAAAGAAAACTAAAACTGCAGATGCAGCTAATAGTCTCATTGAGGAAACGAAAGACTGGTCTTCTGAAGATCAAAAATCTTTTTTAACTGAGTTAAATAAACACTTAGTCATTATTGCTGGTCAATCAAAAGAAAATATTTCTATTGGGGAAAAGATCAGACAAGCAAAGGACCTGACTACATTAGATGCCCTTGAAATTGATATTTCAGAAGCAGATGAACGTATTCAAGAACCCCTAATGGAGCTGGTTGTAAAAAGAAGAAAAGAACTTGAGGTTGAAGGAAACTTTTTATTGGAGTCGCCTCAATGATTCAAATTTATAACAGCAAAACTAGAACTTTTACTGTGATAGGTAAACGAACCCAAGTTTTCTTAAATGTATCACTTAATGAAACTGAAGCTTTGCTCTTCAAAGCGAAACTTAAAGATTCTATTTGGAGATTCTAACATGATGAAGTACATCCCTGACTCAATGTCAGTAAGCGTCCGCTGAACACACCTTCTGAATTCATCCTATAAGCCTTAATTTAGTCCCCACTTAAAAACAAGTGGGGACTAAAATTTATGACTACAAATCACCAGACATCCATCGCATCTCTTGCGAAAAAACGAAGAACATACAGTGCTGAATTTAAACAGCAGATCGTTCAGGCTTGTAAAGCACCGGACGTTTCAATTGCTTCGGTCGCTTTGCAACATGGATTGAATACAAATCTTGTATCCAAATGGATTCGCTTAATTGATGCTAAGCCAGGGAATGATCGC